TGGCGTACCTGGCGCAGTCGTGACGCAGGACTTGCACACCTTGATTGGGCTGCAAGCCTAACGCACAGCGATGAATGGATCAGCAAGGACGATCCCATCTACGGCACACCTACTCGACAGGCAATTCAAGCAAAAGAGATCAAGGCGCTTTACCTTTGGTGGACTGAGGTATATCCTAATCGTCCTGATCCATTTGACGTAAGTGGATGGAGTGCATACTGTGATGAAAAGCGCAAGCGCGGTATAGATGTTCTTGAAACCGATCCGCTGGAGAATAAGGAAGAATCTCGCAGGCTTTTAAATACACTACACGACCTCGAAGCAAAATATGAAGCAGAAGATGAAGAAATGCTTATCCGACTTATTAAAGTTAGGAACGGATTATGGACTTGATGGCATTTATAACTTGCGCGATTATAGTTTTCACAGTATTTTATATCATACACTTGTATCACACGGCCAATAGTACTAGAAAAACTCAATTAATTGATTATCTTAATAACATTGTTCATTCAGTGAGCATAGAAAAAATTGATGGAATTGATTATTGGTTTGATATTGATAAGTCATTGTTTTTAGCACAGGGTAAAAATGACGATGAAGTTATTTCCGTAATAAAGTCTAGATTTCCAGATCATGTATTTCTGGTAACAGATAGGGGAGGGATTGCATCCAACACTGATTGGAAAATTGTTCCATTTGAAGAATTAAAGACATTAATTTTGCACCGTAACGAAAGGTAAAGAAATGACAACTCATGAAGCACAAATAGAATCTTCTAAAATTCATACTATTACTATACATGGAAACGGAGGCGAGGTAGTTATAGGAACTATTTCACCTGGGACATATGAATACTTCAAGAACAACTCAATTGATATTTTTGAGTATTCATATGATATTCACGCAGTAAGCGTTCCTACTGAGTTTCAACCGTATGCTCCACACAATTGGCTTGAATGCAATGACATTGCACACGAGCACGGTGCAGAAATGGATGAAAAATCATTTATAGAAGTTAGAAATTCTGAAGGTGAAACTATTTGGTCAAGCGCGATGTCTCCAGATGTCCTTGAAGAAGCTGGATGCAATGTTGACTGTGTCAATGAGTGCATGGTTGAGGACCTTTCTCCAGAAACAACGGTATTTTACGGTCAAAGTGACATGAAGGGCACATTCTTTGAAAAGGAGATAGACCTTAAAGTGCCGTTTGATCCATCAAAACTTTCTATTATGTATAGTGAGATCGAAGGATGGTATCTATTTTCCGGAATTTCTTATAACGGAGACGAGCTTGAAGACGACGGTGGGTTTTATGTCGAGGGCGAAGATGTTATATTCACGTTTATCAAAGTTCTCAAAGATAATGAAACTGAAATTTACGAAGGTCCAGAAGATTATGACGAAGAACCTGGATATCAGTACTAGTCCGGACAGAGATACATTTCAATTAGATTGTTACATTAAAAATCAACAAGAACGGGATTTACCAGTAGACGATTCTATTATTCAAATGTATAAAGACATTCATACTAGGCAAATTATTAAAGAAAGCACATCGGAATGGAGAGAATACAGTTTAGAATATGATCTCCGTTCTACTCTGTGGATTTTAGAAAAAGTTCGCAATTCTGATAGTTATGCAAAAGATTTGTATGCCGCATTGTGCAACAATGATTTTATAAAATTAGATCTATGGTCTATTCTTAAAGAAAGAAAATGGTCATGTAGTTGGAGATATGCAGGTGGCATTATTGCGCACATGCGCCAAGAAGGTGACTATATCGATTGGTACTTTACAGGCGACGAAGGTACAGTAACAGGCGAAATCAAAGAAGACTTTAAGCAACTAGGTTGGACAATTCCAACTATTGACATCACAGATTGATTGTAATATAATAGAAAATCATTTAATTTAAAGGACAAATCATGGCACTCAGAGCCAAAGCAGCACCAAAAGGCCTTACTGTACGCAAAAAGAAAACTGCAAAATTACCAGTTGCTCGCCGCAATGGTAAAAAGATTGGACCTAGCTTTGATGGTTGGGAAACATGGCCTCCTAGTGATTACATGAAAAATCAACAGAAGGCGCGTGATTTTTATTATGAAAACTATCAACCTGCCGATCTTGAACCGGATGTATGGGAATGGATGAGGACTCAAGAATATACTACGAACGATATCAAATATGCTAAGGCGTATGGTATTAGCATGTCTGTAGGAATTACTTGCAAGCTTCTTCGAGACGGAATGCCTGACTACAATGCTGCATATGCTGCATATTGGGAATCTTTGCCTGGCACTTCTGGCATTGTAAAGCCTCATTCAGAATTTATTAAATTGCACATTGCTCATTCAATCGAACGAGGCAATAGCATGGTAATCAAAGAATCCAGTACTGAAAAGAAAAAGAAGAATATTTATATTCCTTCAATTCAAGAACGTATGAGAGAAGTCGCGCATGAAATGTCCGAGTTTATCGAAGAAGCAATTGATTCATACATTATTGATCCCGAGACATTTGATCCTGCATCTTACAAGATTGCGGCAACATTACGTGGTAAACAAACCAAAGCAGGCCATGCACGGTTGATTAAAAGTCTTTACATCAAGGACCTAGAAGAATATACTCAACTTGTAAGTCCAGATTGTCCCAAAGATTTGATGGAAGGTTATACGGTTTATGGCAAAAAGAATATCAAGAAGTTTCACGACTTTCTGACACAAATTACTAACGCATGTGATCAAATTGCAGGCGAGGCTAAAATCACACGTTTGCCTCGTAAGATCAAGGTAAAAAGTCCAGAAGATCAAACTAAGAATATCAAGTTTAAAGCAACTGATGATCGGTACGGTATTGCTAGTGTTCCTCCTTCTCAGATTATTGGCGCGTCTACTGTAGTAGTACTTAACACAAAAACTCGAAAAATCGGTGTGTACTATGCAGATAAAGGAGCACAGGTACTGGCGGTCAAAGGGTCAACCATTATCGGATTTGATGAGAGGACGAGCATTCAAAAGACATTGCGTAAGCCAGAAATTCAAATTAAAGAATTGAAAGCGATTGGTACACAAAAGCGAACACAGACCTGGTTTGACGGTATTAAAACAATCGGCACAACAATGAACGGACGCATCAACTCCGAAGTTATGATTTTAAAGGCATACAAATGAAAATTGGGACATCATATAGCCGTTGCATTCTCGATATCATTGATGGTAAAGTTGATGAAGAAGATGTAATGGTAATCGTTACACGAACTGATTTTAACCCACATGATGACAAGCAATGGTCAGGAATCTGGCTCGGATATACTACCATGCGAGAATGGTCAGGATACGAGGATCGTGAACAGGAATTTCATGAGTTAACTAAGCGAATGTATGACAATGGCCAAATACATCAGCCTCGAAAGTTTGGTGCATATGCAAGCAGGTCAAGAGAGATTTGGTATGATTTAATTCTTACCAATGAAGTAAAAGATGAGAATCCTGCTGTCAAAAAAGCATGGGAACAGTATAAAATGTTAGCAAATCTAGTATAAGGAATGAATATGAATAACAGTCTAGTACCAATGGTTATTGAAAAGACCAGCACGGGCGAACGTGCATTTGACATTTATAGCAGGCTTCTCAATAACAGAATTATATTCCTTAATGGGCCCGTAGATGATTATAGCGCAAACCTAATTGTTGCACAGTTACTTCACCTAGAGAGCGAGGACAGTAGCAGAGATATTAACTTTTATATTAACTCGCCGGGTGGCGTTGTCACTGCGGGAATGAGCATTTATGATACTATGCAATTTATTGGACCAGATGTTGCAACATATGTCATGGGCCAAGCATGTTCAATGGGATCTCTACTTGCACAAGCCGGAGCTCCTGGCAAAAGATTTATGTTGCCATATGCACGGCACATGATTCACCAACCATCAGGAGGTGCAAGTGGCATGCAGAGTGACATTGAGATACAATACAAAGAAATCACTAAAATGAAGCAAGAGCTTACTCAAATTTATGTTAATCATAATTCAAAGGGAAAAACATACGAAGAATTTGAGCGAGATATGGATCGTGACACCTTTATGAATTCCCAAGAGGCGCTTGATTATGGATTGATTGACCAGGTTGTCAATAAAAGGTCTTAAAATCTATATCAAGTTAATAATATATAAACTCAAGATAATTACTATTGAGAAACTAGTAGGAGGTGCGATATGAAAAAAATGTCACCTGAATACATACTCCTCACTCTTAAAAAACTGAATAGCGAGTATCAGTTTTGGATCAGATCAAGTGGAATTGTCTCATTAATAATTTTAATTATTATCTATAAATGGAATGATATTTCATATTATAATTCCGAATGGATTGTTGCGAGTTTGGGAATCTTACTAACCAGTGCATGGTGGTTTTGGGTAATGCGCACTGTTAAATTAATGCTGACATATCGTCAGACGGAAATAGAACAATTAATAGAAGCTGGCAAGGCTATTAATGACATTAAAAATGATTTCAACAAGCTATAAAAATGAAGCTTGACCTTCATGGCGTTAAACACCAAGATGTAGATATGATAGTGGAAAACTTCATCCTATTAAACCAGGGAAGTTTTCCACTTACAATTATATGTGGCAATAGCCCTAAAATGATCTCATTGGTAAATTTGGTCACACAAAGAATCGGATGTATAACCGAAATGTATCGCTATGGTATAATCACCGTGGCCAGGTTCACTTGACACTCTACAATAATGTTGCTATACTTGCAACATGACAAATACTACAACATGGACAGTAACAGTAATAGAAGATGGAGAAGATATTGTTCTTCCCTTTCCTAACGGCTTACTCGAAAGTGTAGGCTGGCAAGAGGGAGATACTCTTGAATGGCTCGACAATGAAGATGGCTCTTGGACACTAAGAAAGGCTGACGATGAAACTGCTTAAAGATTACTTTACTATGCAGAAGCAAGTAACTCAAAGATGACCCCGAAGCAGAAGCGGACTGAAATTAAACGCATCCTTCCCAAGTTGACTGATGGTAATCGCAATATCTTTATGCGAATGTACTCTCCTTTTGATTTGGACAAAGATATCAATTTAGTAGTTGACAAAATGCCTGCAAAACAGTTAAACTGGGCATTACAACAAACACAAAATACCTATTATTCCATCTTTAGGATTCTTAAAAAATTATGACTAAACGTATCGGATTTGCTTGTAAGTATATTGATTTTCCAGAGCAGGTTAATGGAATTAAATCTACTGATGAATGCAAAAAGTATAACAGTGGTACAACCACTGTCGCATGGCTTAGTAGGCAATCCCGTGATATTGCCGAAGAACGACTTTGGGATATAATGGTACAAAACATTGACTCAATCAAGAATCTTGTTAGTAAGGTTGCCACGCTAGATCCAAACTTGCGCATGGTTCGTCTTACAAGTGATGTTTTTCCAGTTTATACACACACTGACTGGTCATGGTTCTATAAAAGACCTGATGTCATAGACTATTGTGAAAAAAATCTTGCATTAATTGGAGAAATTGCAAGAAAACATGATGTGCGTCTATCGATGCATCCAGGGCAGTTTACAGTTTTGGCATCCGATAATCCTAGAATTGTAGATAGCAGTATTGAAGAGTTTGAATATCACACAGATGTTGCCAGGTGGATGGGATATGGCAAAACTTTTCAAGACTTCAAAATTAATGTTCATGTTTCTGGTCGCTTAGGTCCGGACGGCATTCGTGCTGCTTTGCCAAGGCTCTCGGCAGAGGCACGTAACATGATTACGATTGAGAATGATGAAATGTCGTGGGGAGTAGATCACAGTCTTGAATTAGTCAATGATTGTGCATTAGTCCTAGACATACATCATCATTGGGTAGCCACAGGAGAATACATTGAAAATACTGATGATCGTGTTAAAAGGATTATTGATAGCTGGCGCGGTGTGCGTCCTGTTTGTCATTACTCAGTTTCCAGAGAAGACTTGCTCGTTGACCACTGCAGGGACACTAGACCCGATCTTAACGCACTGTTAGAAACTGGCTTTAAAAAAGGTAAACTCAGGGCCCATTCTGATTTTTTCTGGAATAATTCCGTAAATCAATGGGCACTGAGTTTTCTAGACACACATGACATCATGTGCGAAAGCAAGGGTAAGAACTTGGCTAGTTTTGCGCTAGCCAACCTAGTTACTTAGGAGTTTTTGGCTTACGTGGAGCACGAGGTTTACGCACTTTTTTCATTACCTCTTCAACAACAGGTTCAAGTGCGGGAACAGCGTGTTCTACAGTTTCGGCAATCTTTTCAACAATAGGTTCAAGTGCGGGAACCGCTTCTTCAACTTTTACTATAGCGTTCGCAATCTTTCCTTCAATAACAGGCACAACTAGCTCTTCAATTTTATCAGCAAACTTATCTTCAATATCTTTAATAATCGGTGCAACTGCTTCTGACAGAGGTGCCGATTTATTAAATCCAAACAATTTTTTTAAAAATTCAAACATTAATAATCTCCTTTTATGCGCTAAAATACTGCGCTCATGTATTTAATCCCATAAATATATACATGACTCAAAACTTCATAAAAGATTTTATTTTACAAGAATCAAAATCATCAGATGGTGAAATTTTAACGCAATTAAAATTATCATATTCCCGAGATGAATTAGATCCAATAATGTCAGAAAGCACCATGGACTATCATTACGGCAAACTTTACAAATCTTATGTTGAACGGTATAACAAAAGTGAAGGCGATTTGAAGTTTAACAAGGCGGGTGCATTTTTACATAACATATATTTTGGTCAATTTCATGCACCTTCAGGATCAAATAAGCCTACAGAGAAAATTTCAAATTTCATTAATAAACATTTTTCTGATTTTGATGAATTAAAGAAAACGTTTGAGGAAGAAGCGATGTCTATCCAGGGTTCAGGATGGGTATATTTGTCCACGACTGGAAAAATAAAAACAATTAAAAATCATGAAATTAGGTCAGATATAGTAATTTTGATAGATTGGTGGGAACATGCATGGGCACTGGATTATCAATCAGATAAGGCAAGATATCTAAAAAATATTTGGAAGATAATTAACTGGGAATCAATTGAGCAAAGGATGCCAGAATTAGGGATTTCAAGATAAATTATGTTAAAAATTAACAACTTATTTGTAGTTGCAGAAAATCAGCCATTATTAACTGATATAAATTTATCTATAAATTCTGGAGAAATCCATGTAGTAACTGGACCAGTTCATAGCGGAAAATCAGCATTGGCACACATTATTACTGGACATCCAAGTCTGGTCATTGAAAGTGGCAATATCAAATTTGACAGAAAAAAAATCAATAAACTTTCAGCACAAGAACGAAGCAAGCGTGGGATTTTTATCGGTTTTCAAAATCCACCAGACTTTGAGAATTTTACCAACTGGGAACTATTTGAAAATTTTATCAAGGCATCTTTACAAGACATAGACAAGATGCAAGCTGGATATTTAGCATGTTGCCAGATGATGGGATTAACGGAATCACATGGTGATAAAATTAACATCGATGGTCCAATGTTATTATCTCATTTCAAATACAATGAAATAGTTCATATGTTAATGTCAGATCCAAAATTAATCATTTTAGACGAAATTGATGACGGCCTTTCAGAAAATGAGGTCAAATTATTTGCAAATGTAGTCAACGAAGCAATCGCAATTAATAAATGCAGTGCATTGATCATTACAAGAAATCAATTATTTTTAAGTTTAATAAACCCCACGCATATTCATGTAATGACCTCGGGAAAAATTACCATGTCTGGCGATGGCGAATTATGTAAGAGGATCGTAGAAAATGGGTATTCAGAGCTTTCTTAAGGCAAAAAAAGGCGATCCTGATTGGGCGTTTACTCCAGATCAGTATTTTGATAAAGAATTTAAAATAGTAGATGCAAGTTTATTAGAACTTGGACCGAACAAGACAGAATATATGGTATTGCGCCAATCTCCTAATGAACGTGAGTTGTTGGCAAAACATATCAAAATTGATGTCAGAGAAGGTGCTTCATTGGATCTTACTATTATAAATGATGCTTTTGATAAACTTCAACAGGTCTTTATATATGATATCATTCTGAGGGATGGCGCAACATTAAATATGGGAATGTTTATCAAAGGTGGAAAGCTTAATAAGCATATTTTTGAAGTCACTCTAGACGATTTGGCTACCTTTAATTCCTATGGATACATTATGAGTAGATCTGGAGGAGATTGTGAAATAATTACCAAGATAGATCATCAAGGTAGCTATAGTGCAAGTAATCAAATGATTTCATGTGAGGCTGGATCAAAAAGCCAAACAGTTGTTCATTGCATGTCGAGTGTCGCGGAACATTCAAGACACACACAAATTAGCATGGACTTGGCAAATTTAATTACTGAACCAGGCGGCAAATGTCATAGTATTCCTGAATCATATAATGTAACCGAATCTGCCAGAATAAATTGCATAACAAGTACCGATTACTTAGACGCAGAAAAAATCTATTACTTACAGACACGCGGCATGAGTGAGATTGCTGCTAGAGAAATGTTAATTGGCAAACACCGTGGCAAAATAATAGGATCTACAAGTGATCCTGATTTAGTACAAGAAATTGAACAGCTTTTTGATTAAAATTTGAATAAATAGCACACAGCTATAGGAAACATGAATGACCTCTCCAGTATGGATCACCCCGTCAGGGTTTTTAGGCACACTTACTCAACTAAGGAGTACGTCTACTGCTGTCTTTGCAACTGGGACGGGTATTTCATATTCAATAATTTCTGGAGAAGTCCCACAGGGTATATATCTAAATTCATCCACTGGAATCATATCAGGTACACCCGTTTCTGTTTCTGTTGAAACATTATCAACATTTGTGACCCGCGCCTCAAATACACATGGAATAAAAGACCGATCGTTCTCCTTATTAGTTACTGGATCAAATTTACCAAATTGGATAACAACTAATGGACTATTGCCAGTAGGCCTTAACGGCGAATATTACACGATAAACTTAGAATATGTGGATTTTCAACTTCGTGCAGAAAATATATTACTCACTGGCGGAAATTCTTTAAAATATTATATAGCAGATGGCAAAGGAACATTACCTCCTGGCCTGACATTGACATCATCAGGAAGAATATACGGAATTGTTGCAGATCAACTTCAATTAGACTGGGAAGTAAGTGAATCCGGTGGGTACGATGATGAGCGATACGATCAATATCCCTATGATCATGCAATGGTAAGCAATGTTACTACTGCATTTATTCCAAAAGCTGTCAATAGACTGTATCAATTTCAAGTAACGGTGACCGACGGAGTTCAAGGAATAGATAGACTATTCGGTATTGAAGTAGTAGATCCTGCTAATCTAGGCGAAGGACTGATTCCTCAGCCAATATGGCTTGATCCATATGGCGGAAGATTGTCAAAAACTGCAAATTTAGGAACTGTCCGAGCAAATAAACCACTTGTGATAGAATTGAACGAGTATGATCCCTATCCATATTCTGGTCCACTTGTCTGGAATTGGGAAAGAACAGTCAATCCAGAAATCAGGTTGATTACAGATAGTAAAAATTCTACTAAAAATCTCCAGGGATCAACTTCTATATATTTTAATAACACTGTAATCTTTCCCATTGTGGGAATGGCCGTTCAACTAAATTTGTATGTTGATGGATTTAATTCAACAACTTATCAAATAACTGGAGTTGTTAAAACAGGAGACACAGAAGGATTTATCAATATTGATAAACCTCTTTTTGGAACTATTCCCAATAATCTAATGATTTTTGTAGGTTCACTGAGCGTTCATCCTCCAGGCATATCACTTGACACTAGCAGTGGCGTTCTATATGGACAAATACCATATCAGCCATCATACAGTATAGATTATAAGTTTACGGTAGACCTCAATAAAACTGATACCGCATCGTCGTCATCTAGTGTCACTCCTCAGATATTTTTACTAAGAATAAAAGGAGACATTGATAGTTATATTCAATTTGTTAGTACTGGATCACTAGGCACTTTAATGCCTGGCCAGATAAGCGAGTTATCGGTTATTGCCAAAAATGTCAATTCAGAGTATTCCATTCAATATTCATTAATTGGAGGTAATTTGCCTTCTGGTCTAACACTGTTGCCAGATGGTAATATTCAAGGCAAAATTAATTACAATTCTCAAACTATATTTGACTTCAGTTCTACTAATTCACTATCATCACTCATGATGGATGGAGGCACTACTACTGTTGATAAAAATTGGAAGTTTACTGTCCGAGCATCTGATGTTTACCGATCTAATCTAATTGATCAAGAGTTTAGTATAACTATTTTAGAAAATTCAAGAACTGAATACACTAGAATGTTTGTAAAACCATTTATGCCAGTTAATAAAAGAGCAATTTATGAAGAATTTATAAATGATTCTACTATATTTGATCCGTCTCTTCTTTATAGACCAAACGATTTAGAATTTGGATCACAAAAAGAAATAAAAATGTTACTTGAAACTGGCATACAGAAACTTAGTCTGGATGATTATTCTCCTGCCTTAAATTCTTATTTCTATAGAAAAAAGTTTTACTTTGGAGAGGTTAAAAGTGTTAATGCAACCGATGACCTAGGCAATATCATTTATGAACTAGTATATATTGACATAATTGATGACCAAATGATAGGAACATACAGCCCATCGACCGTGAATTCTCTTGGAAACATACAATTTCAATTAGAATCAATTATGATTTCTGACGAAAATATATCGACCGACGAGGCCCTTAGACCCAGGTATATGAATACCCTTAAATCTAACGGTGTGCCTCTAGGGTTTATCAAGGCAGTGGTGTTATGCTATGCGTTACCAGGAAATTCGGCAAAAATAATTTCCAGAATAAAAAGTAGTAAATTTGACTTTCTACAATTCAATTTTGACACAGACAGAATAATTGTAGAGACTCCGTTGGATTCCGATCAAAGTGGTTGGCTATTTTATCCAACTGAAAGATAATAAATATTATATAAACAAGGGTTTAAACTATGGCCAGCAATATAAGCACTGTGAATATTAATACCAATTTTCCTGCTCAGGGAAAAGACAATCCTAGCCAAGGATTTAGGGATAATTTTGGATACATAACACAGGCACTAAACATTGCCGCCAATGAGATAACAAATTTACAAAGTTTTCCGGCTGGAATATCAATTGCCTCTACAATAACAGCTGGTATTGTAAAAATTGGCTCAGGAATCAATGTAAACAATAACGGCGTAATTAGTGTTTCTGCTGGAAATTACACACTTACTACTGCAACATCAAACTCTCTAGGTGGAGTTAGAGTCGGTTCGGGATTATCAATTACCGGAAACGGAACTCTAAGTGCAACATATGTCTACAATCTGCCTCGTGCAACTGCTAGTGTTCTAGGAGGTGTCAAAATAGGATCAGGAATATCAGTAGATGCAGAAGGAATGATCAGTGTTCCTCCTGGAAATTATATACTTACTACTGCAACATCAAACTCCCTAGGCGGAGTAAAAATAGGGACAGGCATCTCTATAACAGCAGACGGAACCATCAGTGCGGCTGGCGGCGGAGGATTAGGATTAACTAGTAGAAAGACAGTATCAACCGCTACTTCAGTGTTATCACCGGGTTCTACTGCAACCACCTTTATAGCAGGTGAAAAAGGATACATACTTTATAAAATAACTGCGTCTACTTCAAGTTGGATTAGATTATATTCCAGTGATGCTGCAAGATCATCAGACTCCACAAGATCAATAAATACCGACCCATTGCCGAGTAGCGGAGTTATTGCAGAATTTATAACAACATCAACTGCTCCAATACTCGTATCTCCAGGAGTATTTGGATTTAATGATGAGACATCGCCAACTACGTCCATACCAATTTCAGTAACTAACCAAAGTAATTCCACCGTTGCTGTTACAGTGTCGTTAGTCATCGTGCAACTAGAAGCATAATTTATGTCAGAATTAAAAGAATACATTGTAACATTAAAGAATTTTTCAGATTCTGAAGAATTTTACAATGACATGGAAACTATTGGCGGACCTGAGTTTATACCAGATAGAGAAGTGGATTTGGTTCAACGCAGGCCATTGAGTAGAAATACACACTACTTATTAACCGGTGAGGAAGCTGAATCTATACGACAAGATCCTAGAGTACTTGCAGTAGAGCTATTGCCGTCCGAACTAGGCATAGAAGTTGTTCCACATTGGACTCAAACTGGAAATTTTGAAAAATCAGCTGTTATTGACTCTAATGACAAAAACTGGGGATTACTCAGGGTGGCATCTGGTAATTCAATTTCAGACTGGGGCACTAATGGCACTTTTACACAGACCACTGCAACTATATCTGTTCCGTACAGTGGAAAAAATGTTGATGTTGTTATTGTAGATGCACACATTAATGTAAATCATCCGGAATTTGCAGTTAATATTAACGGCACTGGAGGATCTAGGGTAATTCAATATAATTGGTTTTCTCTTAGTAACATTGTAGGCATCGTTACAACTGGCAGCTACAGCTATAGCATTATTTTAAATAATCATGGAACACATGTTGCTGGAACAGTTGCCGGTAATACTCAAGGATGGGCCAGAGATGCAAATATTTTTAACATGGAATTTAATTATACCGCAGCCAATAGTCCAACAAATTGGCAACTGTATATTTTTGATTATTTAAGAGCATTTCATAAAAATAAACCAATTAATCCTGTTACCGGCCTTCGTAATCCAACCGTGACCAATCATAGCTGGGGATATTCGTTTAATAGTATACCACTTACTAGTGTGACCTCAGTCACTTATCTTGGAACAACCACATCAGTTACCGGAATTGACTTTAATAGAAAATCAATTTTAGAAGCAAATGGCGTTCCAGTTCCACTGGGAACATCTTTGCTTAGAACTCCATCTTACTATCCTGCGCTAAATGCTGACGTAATCGACGCAATTAATGATGGTGTAATTGTTGTTGCGTCTGCCGGGAATAGTTATTGGAATATAGTAACACCATCTGATTCAAACTACAATAATAATATAGTCGCAATATTTCCAAGCGGAACAACAACAATTTATCATTCTAGAGGATCCAGCCCTGGATCCTCCGAAGGAGTAATCTGCGTAGGTGCAATTGGAGTAGAAAAACAAGAATTTAAAGGTAATTTTAGTAATTACGGAAGCCGTGTTGATATTTGGGCACCAGGAGTCAACATCATCAGCTCAGTTTACAATTCTGCCGCAGCAACTGAATTTGGTATAACATTGGCTAACGATCCTAGAAATTCAAGTTATAGTTTAGGAGCTGTCAGTGGAACTAGTATGTCTGCGCCGCAAGTATCTGGATATATTGCGTGTTTAGCTGAAATTTATCCACGAATAACTCAGTCCGAAGCACTTGACTATGTTGTTCAATATTCTAAAAAATCACAAATAGATTCAACGGGTACAATTAATACTTCGCCATATTTTAGTCTAGGAGATGCATCAAATAATCGATATCTCTATTACTACATTGAAAGGCCCAGTTCAGGAAATGTTTATCCTTCAACAAATAGAAAAACTAGACCTAGCACAGGTGTAATGTATCCTCGTTCCAAAATAAAACGATAACTGTTAAAAATTGAGATAAATAACATCATGTCTTCAACAATCACAACTTATAGCACAAGTATAAACATTGTCTTTCCTATTCAGGGTCAAGATAATGACACACAGGGATTTCGTGATAATTATAGTCTAATACGATCAGCACTTAATGTAGCAGCAACTGAAATCACAGATATTCAAAGTATACAATCTAATAATCAAATCACACTATCAACATTAACTAATTTAGTATTAGGAAACATACAAAGTAGTTCAACCTCAATACCAATCACAAATAATACCATAGCTGTAAATAATACTAGCTCACTATACGCTGTTTATTCTCTAAATCCCACCGATTCAATATCAACTATTACAAACGGAACCAATGGCCAACTAATATATATCAGGGCACTAAGTGCAAATCAAGTGTTTTCAATAACTACAAGTGGAAATATTTCAAGTACAGGCACGATAATATCATCTAGGTATTCTCCCCTTATATACGATACCTCTAAGTGGTATTTTGTTGGAAATATCTAAATGTTTAATCCTTTATTAGAAGACCTTTCACCATTGAAAGACACGGAGCTAGATAACAAGCTCACCGATCTTAACAAAAAATATACCATTGCAATGAGAATGGGCAATAGCGGAGCTGCTCATCAAATAGTTGTCATTATCGAGGCAATTAGAGCAGAAATCACAAAAAGACAAGCTGATGCAAATAAGCGATTATTTGAAAAGCAAAATAAAGACTTAGACGGATTAATCAATGTTGGTTGACATGAGTAGTGTTTTCTGCTATGATTAACTAATGAAATCAAATAAATTTGGCGAAATTATTGTTGACGATACTGACATCCTAAAAGGACTTTATACCGATACTATCAATGATTTGTCACAATTAAATATTGAGGATCCCTGCCTAGTAAATCAATTCAATTCAGCATGTAAAAGCAATGCTGATAGATTTTCCCATTTAAAGGTATTCACAACATCCGATGTTGACATAACAGAGTTTGACGCCAGTAAACAGCAAAATTGGTTCATGCCAGAGAAATACAAGTCATTTGATATTCAAAATTTTCTAATATCAAAATGCAAAACTAGAACAGAAATTGACCGTGTTGAGATGGAACTATCCATGTTCATTCATCATAATCTCATTGATGTTTTGAAATATCTTAAATACTTAGTAGACACAATGCGCTCCAACAATGTGGTATGGGGCGTAGGAAGAGGAAGTAGTGTTGCAAGCTACTGTCTATATCTTTTAGACGTACACAAAATTGATAGTTTAAAATATGATTTAGACATCAAAGAATTTTTAAAATAAGGAAAAGATGAAATGGCCGAACGCAAAATTTATAAAACAATGCAAGGTAAAACAGTTGACATGGAATCATTGGCTGCAAGAAATGAAACTATGCCAGCAGTTGGAAATGTCAGAATGAACGCTCGTGGAGATGAATTGGGACCAGGCGGTACTATCATTCGCAAACGTGAAGATATTGTCAACGATCACTACAATCAACAAACTCCAAAACAGTAAGGTTACCAATGATAGTTAATGGAAAACTCACTCCCGTTCTTGATCGTGTAATTGTCACAGACATGTATTTTGGTGAACAGAAATCCAAAGGTGGTATTATCATTAAAGATGATGATGGATCAACTCGAGGAATTTATCCCCGTTGGGCAAAAGTTCACGCAAAAGGACGCATGAATGAAGATGAATATAAAATCGGCGACTGGATTCTAGTAGAACATGGTCGCTGGACACGAGGATTTAAACTAAACGAAGGCAACGGAGTTACTGAGATTCGAATGGTAGAAGCAGAAAGTATTTTAGGATGGCAATCTGAGAAACCAAACTCTGATGTTATATTTGGCGACGAAATTGACACATCACCTGGCGTACAACATCGCCCAGAAGATTTTATATAAGAGGCAACATTGAGTAAAATTGATTTAAACAAGTATAAAGAATTCGTTTTAGCAGTTTGCAGCGATCCTAGCAAAGATTTGACCACATTTATGGATAGACTTGATCTAGTAGACAGTGGATTTGATCCAAAGACGCAGAGTTATGGTCCAGACGTTAATGTGCCATTGCTACTAACTTCTGCAATTGGAATGGCTGCTGAAACAGGAGAATTCTGTGAAATTCCAAAGAAAATTTTCTTTCAAGGCAAGCAATTGGACGAAGACGCATTGTTTCATATGAAGCGTGAATTAGGCGATGTAATCTGGTATTGGACAAATGCTTGTAATGCATTAGGATTAGATCCTAATGATGTTATTGCCGAAAATGTTCGTAAACTAGAAGCTCGTTATCCTGGCGGCAAATTTGATGCACATTATAGTGAGAATCGAAAAGACGGCGATTTATAAGTTAAAAATAAAGGTTTACTATAATGCCCAATCCCTTCGGAGTTAAAACTATTGCAAACGACGGCGTAGAATACAACAGTAAATTTGAAGCCGAATTTGTTAATAGAATATTATTGCCGAATAATATTAAATACGAGCCGCAAAAACGGTATTCTGAAAATTCACTCCATCGTTGTGATTTTTACTTACTCGATTACGATATTTTTGTAGAGTGTGTATATCATCCAGATATAGCAATAAAAAAATATATGCTGGGATCAAATGATATTGCGATATCAATTCCGAGGGGACATGAGGCAGCTATAAGAAAAGTTAAAAACTTAGGAGCAAAATGGGTCGGTGGGCAGACTAAAAAATGGATTATTCCAAGAATCTCTATTAAATCACCGCTAGGTGAAATTATAGAAAGATACATGCCACTAGATATGACTGAGTTAGCGTATGATTTAACATCTCGGCAAATGACTGAAGACTATGCGTTAAGGTTACGAGAAAAACTTTATAAATTTCAAGAAACCCATAATATCATACAAGTTAATAAAATAGACTTAGAAAAAAATGGCATAAAGAATTTTGCAGATCTTTTAAGAGTAAAAGATAACAAGCTATATAAAAAAATTATTTTATCTAAACCGGGACTAATGCCGAATCCAGGATTAGTTTTACCTAAGACAGAGCTAGAATATGAAAGAAAAGTTCGCATTCTGTCAGAAAATCAACGACTCGATCAATTAGAAAAGCGAAAAAAAAGACTAATTGAATTGCTTAATAATTCAACTGTTTCAGAATTACAGGTCTGGATGGAGATGTTATATAAAACTTACAGTGAAAAATTAGACGAAGAGAATTGTAAAACAAATAAAAGAGATCGATCATGGGGTTAGGTCCAAGTTTTTGCACTAAATGCAAAATACTTCACAAGTATACTCCTAATGAAAATCCTCAAAGGCAAGGAACTTGGACTTGTCCATTTAATGAATATCATGAAGAATCTCATTTGTTTCTGGTATCCGAATCAGAACGAAGTGAAATATTAAATAACACCAAATTTTTTAATTTTGTACTAAACCCTTAATAAACTCCTTGATTTTTTTTGTATTCTAATGTACAATTGCAAAAAATCAAGGAGTTTTTTATGAATAAACCACTAGACGACGATTTCAATTACCACATTTCATCTAACAATATTTCGGACGCACCGCCTCTTATTATAACCGCGAGGCCCACACATGGCGCGCATAGTCAACCTACTACACTGCTACAAGAAGAATCAAAGACATATGAGCGTCTTGAAAATGGTAACATTAAAATTACCACTACTATTAAGAGGTACAGAGAAGGTAGAAATAAACCTGATCATTCAACACATGTAGAGATTTTTTAATGTCAATGCCTATCGACAAGTTGCCACCGTCGATTTCAGGATATTTTAATTGCAAAAATGAAGTCACTACATGTGATCGATGCAAGGGCATTGGCACATATACTACGGAAGAACTTGGTGATTATCATAAGCGTGAATACTATACACAACGACATACTTGTAATCAGTGTAAAGGTGATGGAAGAATTGTTATTCAAAAAGAATATTTAAGCTTTAGTATAAATGAAAGAACAACAAGGACTCCATATACCGATTTTGAAGGCGATCCACATTTATGTGAATCACAAGCAATTAGATATAAATTAGATCATAGGGATGCATACTTAGAAAAGCAATTTCCAGAATTGTCTGCCCTAACTTACGATGAATATGATAAACTTATTGAAAAAATTAAAACTTTTGCAGCATTAAAGAAGGATTACACATGAATCAACTTTGGGTAGAAAAATATAGACCAAATACAGTAGATGGTTATGTTTTCCGAGACGAAAATCAGAAGAAACAGATTCTAGCATGGATCAAAGAAGGATCTATTCCGCATCTACTTCTCAGTGGCAGTCCAGGCATTGGTAAGACTACACTCGCAAAACTTCTCTTAAATGAATTAGGCGTCGAGCCCTATGACATCATGGAAATAAACGCTAGTCGTCAACGCGGAATTGACGAGGTGAGAGATCGTATAAGTTCTTTTATTAGCACAATTCCATTTGGCAAATTCAAAGTCGTGCTCCTAGATGAGGCTGATTATCTCACTCCTCCTGCACAGGCCTCACTGAGAGGAGTTATGGAAGAATTTTCAGATACAAGTAGATTCATTTTAACATGCAATTCTCCTCATATGATCATACCTGCGATTCATAGCAGATGTCAACAAATGCATTTTAGTAGCATTGATCAAACGGAATTCACTGCTAGGGTTGCCACTATTCTCATCACCGAAGAGGTAGATTTTGATATTGATTCCCTAGATACATATGTCAAAGCAACATATCCCGATCTTCGCAAGTGTATAAATTTTGTTCAACAAAACACTCGCAATAAAAAGTTGATTGTTGCAAATAATAGTGACAGTGGCGTAAGTGATTATAAAATTGAAATGGTTGAATTATTCAAAGCTGGAAAAATACAGGCGGCCCGTAAATTGCTTTGTGGAACTGCACGACCAGAAGAGATGGGAGAAATCTACAGATGGATGTATGATAATCTTGATCTTTTTGGCAAAGACGATGAAACTAAAGACCAGGCTCTGTTAATTATTAAACAGGGACTAGTAGATCATACAATTATTGCCGATCCAGAATTGAATCTAGCAGCAACTTTAGTAAAACTAGCCAGACTTCAATAATGAAAACCCGCGTAACTTGATTTGCAGGTCGATTGTTACGCGGGTTTCATATATCGGCTAGGGGTTATAATTTATCAGTCATCAAGCTCCTTATAGATTGATAATATTTCTTTTACCGCAGGATGACGTTCAATATCTTTAGTTTCAAATCTTGCGATATCGATCATTTTATGACCGGAATGTCCTTTGATTCTTTCGATAAAATCTAAAAGACCATTAGTAGTAGGCCTGTCTGCCTGCTGCAAATCTCCAGTAACAATCATTCGACTGTTTTCGCCAATACGAGTAAGTAACATTTTCATTTGGCTAGGAGTAGCATTCTGCATTTCATCCGCTACTATGTATGCATCCTTAAATGTTCTGCCGCGCATATAAGCAAGTGGACTTATTTCCACCACTCCACTTTCTAACATGGCAGTAATTTCTTTTGGATGATAGTATTCTTTAAAAACATCAAATATAGGCCTTGTCCAAGGTTCCATTTTTTGTTCTAATGTTCCTGGCAAGAATCCATGTTCTTCGTCAACTGATACAGCAGGCCGTGTAATGACTATTTTGTCAACCACCCCCTCTTTGAATTGCTTGATGGCATGCTGTACTCCGAGCATAGTTTTACCCGTACCGGCAGGACCGATAGCAAAGATAATATATTTTCGGGGATTTCTCAAAAGTTCTAAATAATTTTCCTGACTAGTGTTACGAGGAATAATTTGAACATTCTGTTTTTTCTTAATATAGTTTTTAATTTCGATGAGATTAGGTGACTCATCGCGCTGCGAATTTGTCTGGTTATTATAAGTACCATTGCGTTTCTTTAGTCTAGACAAATTGTATCTCCTAAAGTTTTCGACCTGCACACTTAATTATCTGAATTTCTAAAAAACCTAACCAAACACCATTTTTTTGAAATTATATAAATATTGATACAAAAAAGAGAAACGCCATGCATGACATAGTAGATATTATCAAAACAATCGAAGCATTGACCACAAATGACAATGCATTCAAGATCCTAAAGGACTTTGAAAGAGTCTTGGACGATCTTGATATATATGTTTTTAAAAACTGGGAAGATGGTGAATTGATGATGGGACCAGAGGTACATAGGCACACAGTGTCATGCACTTTCATGTGGCCAGAAAAAAATATGCCAGATCCAGTTGGAGGAGAACGACTTCTAGATTATGGATGTAAAATCTCTTATCAAAAATCTAATCTTATGGTTCCCAGAAAAATATATACACACAACGATTTTCGTCCAGGAACAAAAAAAGGCAAAATAGACACTCAGCCTATATGGTTAGTAAAATTAACTATACCAAAGAAATTAATGCAAGACATATACCAGGGCCAAAAACGCCAACAAAGCGAGTATGTCAAAGATCATATCGATATTGACAAAAATGAAGCAATCAATCCAAATGAAGCAGCACAGGAAGCTCTACCCAATGAACCAGTCTCAAATGAACTCCCAGAACAAAGTTCCTAATTTATCCGAAGGCCTTCATGCAGGAGACCTCAGTGATGCGATCAATCGAATTTTTACGGTAGATCAATATCAGAGTAAAATGGGAAACGACGAAGACACTATTGTTTTAAAGTTTCATGCATTTAACAAAGAACCTGCAATTGATTTGATGGAGTTCATTGAAAAGGGATATGCATTCGTATTGGACTCTGACATAAGCTCAGGAGAAGAGAAAAACGGTGCATATAGCGTTTTTGTAGAAATAGAAAGAAATGATGATGCTGCCAAGTATGTATCAGAATTACTAAATGGAATATCAGAACTATGTGATATTGATAACTGGCGATTTCGTTGGTACAAGGACGCAGTTGGTCACGATTTTGACAGAGAAACATTTGCCAAATATGTACCGTTAACACCGGAAAAATATAACACCGCAACTAAAGATTCTGATGTTTCTGAAATTGGCGAGTTTTTCAACCAAGGAGCAATTGATTCCGTTGAAATTGACGAAAATAGGAATATCTCTTTTAACAAACCATATGCTGGACTATTGACAGCAAATGTAGTTGCAATTGGAGAATATGCCATATTAAAAAATGAACTTTCAGGTGCTATTCAACTTGACGAACAGAGTCAAAATCAAGTATTATACCTGAATAAGTATTTAGGCAACTATGAAATTCATAAAATAGAAGACCATTTCTTGATCAGAAATGGTGAAAAAGCTGTTATAATTACAAAAAACACTTGGTAAATTAAATTTATCTATAAAAAAGAATAAATAAAACACCGCGGACGATTTCTATCCATGCGGATATCACCATTTAAACAGGGAAGGTATGAAATGGGTAAAGTACTTGAACACAAGCATCTTATCGTCAGAGCAGAGTTAAATAATCCACCACAATGTGCCGAAGCGATTCAAGACTGGATGAAAAATCTAGTAGGTCAAATCGATATGAAAATTTTAATGGGCCCCTACGCTGTATATTCTGACATGGTCGGTAATCGCGGACTGACCGCCGTGACTATTATTGAAACTAGCCATATTGCAATGCATGTATGGGACGAATGCGAGCCTGCAATGATGCAGCTAGATGTATATACGTGTAGTGCTTTAAATATTCAGGATGTATTTGCAGCAATTGAGCCATTTGAACCTACTAAAGTAGAATACAAATACATTGATAGAGAAAATGAATTAGAGCTACTTGATACTGGATTTTTGATTAATTCTTAATTTGACATTGCTAGTAAAAATCTGTATAATTAATATTACATTATAACGGATTTTAAAAATGACAGATTATTATGAAATTTTAGGCGTAAGTAAAAATGCCAGTGAGCAAGAAATTAAACAATCTTTTCGCTCACTGGCAATGAAGCATCATCCAGATCGAGGCGGTGATGCTGAACAATTTCAAAAAATTCAAGAAGCATATTCTGTTCTAGGAGATCCTCAAAAAAGAACAGAATATGACTCTCCCCAATCACAGTTTCATCAAGGACCCGGAGGATTTCACTTTGAGTTTGGTGGACCAGGTGGGTTTGAGCAGTTTTTTGGAAATGGAAATCCATTCGGCGATATGTTTGGTTTTCACAGACGTGGTCCAACTAATCAAAATATTCAATTACAAACTTCAATTTCACTGGAAGATGCGTTTAACGGCAAAGAATTATTTGCAAATGTGACCTTGCCAAGTGGCAAAGAGCAGGAAATTAATGTAAAAATTCCAAGAGGAGTTCATGAGGGATTAACTCTCAAACTTTCAGGAATAGGAGATGATCGAGTTCCTAATGCGCCTAGGGGAGATATACTCCTAACTGTGCATATTGAAAATCATGCAAAGTTTAAACGGTCTGGCGATGATCTTATTCAGGAAGTTGAGATTAACTGCATTGATGCAATGACTGGATGCACCATAACTGTCGAAGGAATCGATAATAAGATCCTTGAAACAACTATTCCCTCCGGCGTACAAAATGAAACTATCCTAGGAATATCAGGACACGGTATGCCTAATTTTAATAATCCCTCTCAAAGAGGAAGACTATTAGTAAAAGTAAAAATTACCGTACCAAAATTGACTGAAGATCAAAAGAATCTTCTAAAAACCATTAACATAAACTAAAAGGAGTTTAAATGTTAGAACCAACGCCAGATTTGGCTGCAATTTTTGAACGAGCAATTAAAAATGCAACCAAAAATAAACACGAATACGTCACGTTAGAACATTTGCTTCATAGTATAGTAACCGACAATAAATTTAATGAGTTGTTGATTGATTTTGGCGTAGATACGAATTCTCTAAAAAACAATTTGAATGAGTATATTAAAAACGACCTTGGAGACATCAAGGTCGAAAAGCTTGAAGGAAGACCACGAAAGACCAATAGCGTTGAACGTGTTCTTAATCGTGCATTCACTCAAGTTTTGTTTGCTGGTCGGACGGTAATTGAGCCAAGAGATTGTTTTCTTGCAATATTTTCAGAAAAGAAAAGTCATGCCGTACATTTCATCAAACTGGCAAATATAGATCAAGATGCATTTATCAGCTATCTGAATAAAAGCTCATTTGATACACCAAACGAAACTGACGAGGATTCAAGCCTAAGTCAAATTGAAAAAGTTCTGGTACAGTTTTGCACAAATCTTAATGCCAAAGTACTTGAAAAGCAAATTGATCCAGTAATTGGTCGAGAAAAAGAAATTGATGACATTCTACTTGTACTGGCAAGGCGTCAAAAGTCCAGTGTCATGATGATTGGTGAACCCGGTGTTGGTAAAACTGCAATCGCCGAAGGATTGGCTCGTAAAATCGTCGAAGGCACTGTTCCAAACTATATAAAAAATCATACAATTTATAACCTAGATATCAGTGCAATGCTTGCAGGTTCAAAATATCGAGGTGACTTTGAAGAGCGTCTCAAGGCAGTTATTAATGCACTGGAAAAGCGAAAGAACTGCATTGTGTTCATTGATGAGGCACACATGATGAGCGGAGCGGGTGCAGTTGGTGGTGGTCCCAATGATATGAGTAACATGATTAAGCCAGCACTGAGTAATGGAACACTCAAAGTAATTGCATCAACTACGTGGGAGGAATTCCGAAAGCACTTTGAAAAAGATCGTGCATTAATGCGTAGATTTCAACGAGTCATTATTGATGAGCCATCCGAAACAATGGCAATTAAAATCATCAAAGGACTTAAGAAATTTTATGAAAAGCATCATGACGTTAAAATCACAAATCAAGCAATCACCGATGCCGTGACATATAGTTCCAAATATCTAACTGGTCGGCATCTTCCAGACAAGGCAATTGACTTGATTGATAGTGCATGTGCTAGATTTAAAATCAGAGACGAGACTGGTGGAATAGTCGATCACGATGAAATTGTTTTTGAAGTTGCAAAGCAGGCAAATTTGCCTGTTGAACAAATTGCTGCCAAAGAAAACAAGAATCTCAAGAATCTTGAGAAGAACATGCGCACAAGAGTGTATGGACAAGACAATGCAATTGATATTCTATTAGATAAGATTTTTATTGCACAAGCTGGATTAAAAGCACATGATAAGCCAATAGGTAGCTTTTTGTTTGTTGGTCCAACTGGATGCGGCAAAACTGAAACGGCAAAAGCACTTGCGGAATCGTTGAACGTACAACTTATACGGTTTGACATGAGTGAGTTTCAAGAATCACACTCCGTTGCTAAGTTTATCGGCGCTCCTCCAGGATATGCAGGATTTGAAGATAATGCTGGACAATTGATAACCAAACTACAGGAGCATCCTAACTGCGTACTACTGTTTGATGAAATTGAGAAGGCACATCCTAGTGTAAGTAATATATTACTTGGTCTAATGGACAGTGGCATCGTAACAGGATCCAATGGCAAAAAGGCAGACGGTAGAAATTGCACAATTATTCTTACCTCAAATCTAGGAGCAAGTGATGCCGAGAAAAATGGTGTAGGATTTGGCAATCAAGATCGAACTGGAGAAATAACAAACGCAGTTAATGGCTTCTTTAAACCAGAATTCCGCAATCGTCTAGATGGCATTGTTGAATTTGGCAAGTTAGATCACATAGTCATGATCAAAATTGTCAAGAAATTTATTGACAGCCTAAATGCACAGATCAAGGACAAGAATGTGTTTGTCAAGCCAACTCCGGATGCTGTAGAATTACTCATCAAGAAGGGATTCAATAGCAAAATGGGCGCAAGACCTCTTGGTCGTACAATTGATGAGTTTATCAAAAAGCCACTGAGCAAAGAAATACTGTTTGGTAAACTAGTAAACGGTGGAGTAGTGGAAATCACTGCAAAAGATGACGACTTTGAATTTAATTTTATTGATGTACTTGCGAAGAAAACTCCTAAAGTAAAGGAACAAATTGATGAAGTATCAGAAGACTAAAAAGCTGTATTACGGAAAATATCCGTATAAAGTAGAAGCATTAGTTAAAAATATATACTTGATTAGAGTACTTGGGTTGGCATCGACAAAAAAATACTGTGATCCAACCAGTGTAATGGAGATTCACAAACGATATGATATCAGTGTACATGCTCGTGCGGAACTACTAAAGTTTATCAATGACAGTGAAGATATTCTCAACGATAAATCAATTAAAGTACGGTGTGAGGGCAGTTATATCATGTTTTATTCGGCAGATAATGACACTCATCAAAAAATCATCACGGCTATATCATCTTGGATAACAGAGATCACCGAGCCTACCGGTAATGAAGAATTGATCAAGTTATTTGAAAAAAAGCATATTAAATTATGCAATAAACTTCCAGGTGGTAAATTTCAGTATAGAGTTTATCTAAATCAATTAATGCCAGTGGATGACCGATTGAAAATGCACAACTGGTTAATCAACTATGAAGATAGCATAGATATTCCTTACTACACAAAAGAGTGGTTTCAAGGAATCAAGAGATGGCGAACTTACATAACATTTGATATAGAAAATGATAAATCCTTGGCATTTATTCAACTATACTTAGGTAAAAATTTATTAAAGACAGAGCACTATATTGTCCGAAGTACACTAATAAATAGTGTATCTGAGGACGATATATGCCATCAATAAGTCAAGCATTTGAGTTTTATAATCCATGGTTGACTAGAAATAGTCACAATACCCAATGCAGTATAACCATGCCGCAAATGGTAAATGGACAAAGACCTCCTACCACACTCACTCTATTCAGTACTCCCATTCGTAGTACTGGATATTTTCGGTTAGGCAGCAGATTGCATAATGTTGCCTATACCATTGAAGGATCATTCAAGGGTTCATGTATGATCCAAGTTACGACAACTCCTAATCCAGGAGAAAATGACTGGACTGATTTAACGGCTACCAGAATCACTTACACTGGCCTGGAAACAACTGGCAGTGCTGGAGTTAGTGGCGGATTTAGTGGCGCAGTTAGCCGTCCAACTTATACTTCTGCTGTTATTTTTACAGGAGACTATGCATGGTGCAGAGTACGACTTGATATACGACAGGGCACATTACAATCGGTACGATTGAATTATTAATTCACATAAATATATAAATCAATCGAGGTTAATTTTATGAAACTCTGTGAATTTTTTGGCAATATCTCCCATGACGCCAATAAAGAAACAAAAAAAGATCCTAATAAAATGGATAAAGAAGAAGAAAACCGACTATCCGATGAGATTTTTTGGTTTATTATCGATGACGATGACTTATATAAAAAATACTTTATGCCAATCGCCAGAGAGCTTAAAAAAACACTTGATGATGAGCACGATCTTCACGATTACAAAGTTTGGAAACCTATGGTAAACTCTGGATGTATCAAATATTACGAAGAAAATGATATTCCGGGAAATCCAAAAGAAATATTTAATAAAAAATTTCGAATTGATTTATGTAAACGGTTAGCTGAACACTTTCACAAGGATGTAGTCGGAGACGAATACGACTTAGGCAAGTAATATGAAATTACTAGAATTCTTTGTCGAAGATCAGGCCGATTGGGAAATTAAAAATCTCGATAAACTTGACAGAATTTTAACAAAATTGGCTGAAATGGTTATTCAAGGACAGGACAAAGATCCTGACTATTATGGAATGGTCGCTGCTGCCGTTCTAGATCCTGACAATAACCTTGTTGCAAGGTTAAACTTTCCCGGAAAAGATGGTCGAAGAATCCACGCCGAGCGGGCGGCAATGATGGCTTATACAAAAAAATATGGTGAAATTCCCAAAGGCAGTATTATTATCACCACACTAAGTCCGTGCTCAGATCACATGGATGACCGTGTTGGAGAAAGTTGCACTGATTTAATTAACAAAAGTCCTGTTCACAAAGTTTACTGTGGATATATGGATCCTACGCAACATGAACACGACACTCGGCAATTTACGCTACAAGAAACAAATAGTGAAAATCTTAGAAAAGCCTGTAAAGCTTTAGCGGATACATTTTTGAATGACAAAATTGATGAAAACTTTGCAGATGATAAACATCCAAAACAAAAAGATTATTTTCGAGGCAGCAAGTTTGGCGACGAAGAAGGCAATACTTGGAGCGTAGAAAGTGTATTGGATTTTGCTAAGAGCAATCCTGTATACTTCAAAAAAGACTTTCCACTAAGCAAACTACAGCATGACTTAGACTGGTGGGAAGATAATCCAGAGCAGCGTAAGAGAATGGCTAATGCAGATACTAACTATCCGTTATTAGTGTTACAGAATGATGATGGTCATCTTACGGTTGCCGATGGGCTCAACCGCATGAAAAAAGCCATAAGTTTAGAGAACCGAAAAACGATAGATGTTTATCTTGTTCCTAAAAAAGACATAATGGATTTGGCAGATATAGGAATGGGCCAAGCATCTCACGAAAAAAATGGAATTTCTGAATCAATTAATGTTGCTGATTTCAAAGAAATCTTAAAAAAGTTCTTGCCATTTGCTAAAAAAATTGTTAATCTAGATAATATGCCAACTATTGTTCTTAAAAAGACATTATCTTCGGGTGATCAGCCTACCATGGGCAGATTTCATAATGATTCATACACATTAGAATTAGCCATTGCAAATAGACAGCCAGTTGATATACTAAGAACATTGGCACATGAATTGGCACATGCAAAACAACATGAACAACACATTGACATCGATCCTACCACAGGATCGCCTGAAGAGAATGAGGCTAATGCGGTTGCTGGTATTGTAATGCGTCATTTTAATAAAGAGTATCCTGAGTATCTATCTTTTCAACCACTAGAAGAAAGTAAATCAAATGGGCGGAAACGTATTTGCTGATAAAACAAGCAGCATCAAGCGTGAACACATTACTCCGACTTTAACAGCATATTTTGCTGAATTATCTAATTTATTTCCAGCTAAAAAAGACATTTTTAATACAGATCACTTCATTGCCCTAGGTTCTGTCGGCAAGAAAGCTGTAAGTGGTGATATTGATCTTGGCGTTAGCATTGACGATATTCTCAATCTGAATGATGTATATGAGTCTTTAGAAGAGTGGGGATTAGCTGCCGCAGAATTTGAGAATGAATTTATTCTACTCAAGAAACGGGCCCGATCTAGTAATGATAACCAACTGCGCATTAAAGCGTTTCTTAAGTTGTTGACCAAGTACATTAACGATCATGCTGAACATATCTTCTGCGACGGGAAGAAGGTAACAGATGGTAACATCTTTACACTGTATCCACAGGTTGATGAAAATAACTCCAGTTTAGGAACAGGTGTACAAATTGACTGGATGGTAGGTAATCTTGAATGGCTGAAGTTTTCCTACTACTCGGCTGCATATCCTGAAGATTCAAATGTTAAAGGTCTGCATCGTACACAGTTGATGTTAAGTGCGTTTCAAATAGCAGGATTATCATTTGGGCATGTCGCAGGCGTTAAGGATAAGCACACAGGCGAGTTAGTGGCAGTATCACCAGCAGGTGCATTAGCTGTGCTTGGCTCACATCTTGGATTTAAAATTACCGAAGACGATGCAGAGGATTATTACAAGCTCTACATGTTGCTTGCTGAAAATCTTGATCCCGATCAAATGTATCGCTTGCTTTGTACTTACTTTAAGATTCTGGATTCAACAAGGGTTGACATTCCTGACAACTTAACATATCATTGGCTGAACTACAAAGATGAACTAGGGTTGACTGGCAAATTCCTGCCTGAGACTTCTAAGCTGAAAGAGTTTATATGAGCGGTGTAACTGGTGCAGAGCGTGTTCGTAACCGTGCAGACTTTGCACAGTTTGTTGACGAGTTTCGTGAAGTAATGGGAGATTTTCCTGGCTTTGTTGATATGGTTACATCCGGCAGCTATAACTCCGACCTTACTAAGACTACGTTTGGTGACATCGATTTGATTGTTCATATTCATACAAGTCTTACTAAGCAAGTACTTAAACAGAATCTAGTTAAGTATCTTCAGGAATTTCCTGAGGATGTGATTGTACCGTTCACTTCAGAAAAGCATCGCGGCAAGCGTACAAGCAACACTGGTGAACTTGTATCTGTTCGTTTTCATAACAAGACACTAGGATATTCTGTGCAGATTGATACTATCGTTGCACTAACTGAAGAAGAAATGGAGTTTAAGAGGCAGTTTCTTGATATGCCTGCTGAAAAACAGGGTCTTGTGCTAGGTCTTGTTAAGGTTGAGGCCATTGAAACGCCATATGTTGAAATTTTTTCAAAGTTAAATGATCTTGCCGGTTACATGTTGCCTTGGCGTGACCGTGAATATGAATTCACGTTAAGCAGTTCTAAACTGGAGTTACGCCTGGTTCATTACAAACCAGGCACGTATGAAGAAATAGAGCATGACGTTATGTGGACCAGTCAGAATTGGAATGATGTAGTCACACTATTAGATAATTACGATCTTGACAAGAGCTTTGATCAACTGCTATTAGATGTAAAGAATACTATTGTAAATCCTCGTAGTGCAAAGCGTATTATGGGCTTGTTCAAGAGTATGGTCACAGTTAAGTCAGGTGAAGTTGGCACACCTAAAGGTGCTAACAAGGAAAAGGCATTGTCAAAGGTAATCTTATGTCTAGCATAGTATTTGCATTTGGTCGCTTTCAGCCTCCTACGATTGCGCACGGAATGATGTTTCAGCTGATTAAGAATTATGCTGCGTCGGAAAATGCCGACTACGCAATCTTTGTAAGCAAGACACACGACAAGAAGAAAAATCCGCTGACAATTGATGTTAAGATTGAGTTTCTGTGTGAAATATTTCCCGGTATTAACTTTATCGAGTGCAACGATACTGTTCGCACTCCTGTAGAGGCTGCTAAATTTCTAAATGAGAAATACAAGAATTTAGTATTCGTTGCAGGTGGTGATCGTATTGACACATTGGGCAGTGTTATCGAGAAACAAAACGGCGTTGACTACAACTACGACTCAATTGAACTATTGTCGATCGGCAATCGTGATCCTGATAGCGATGGCATAGAGGGCGTAAGTGGTACTGCTGCTAGGAAAGCTGCACTAGATGACAATTTTGCAGCATTTCGTAAGATGATTCCAGATACTATGGATGACAATCGTGTAAAATTTCTTATGGAAATGATAAGTACTAATATACCTTTATAAAGGAAGTATTTGTATATGAGATCCAACGAGTTTACTTTTTTCACTGACACTGATGAGGCAATAGAGCATAATTCAGAAAATCCAGATGATCCAATGATCACAGGTCATCTGGGAATAAATCCTGCAAAATTGTCATACAGAATAAAGCAAGCTAGATGGATGCTATCAGAGTTAGCTAAACGAGCACAAACTGCTAGTCCTGAAGAATGGCGAATAATTGCACATCACATGAAAGAACTTGAAATGAATATTGAGCAAATTCGTCATGCATATGAGGAAATGGACAAGAAGTATTTTGGCGAATCAATCTATGAAGATTGGCAAAAAGCCAATCGAAAAGATAGAACTCCAGGCATGAGTAAAAAAGCAGTAAAGGCATATCGTAGAGAAAATCCCGGTTCTAAGTTAAGCACAGCGGTAACCACCAAACCAAGCAAATTAAAAAAGGGATCAAAGGCAGCAAAACGCCGTAAATCATTTTGTGCTAGAATGAAGGGCATGAAGAAAGCTCATGCGAGTGCCAAGACAAAGCGTGATCCTAATAGTCCAATCAACAAGTCACTTCGTCGCTGGCACTGCGAAAGCATTGAAGAAATGCGTGACATGATCATTAATGCAGAACTGAAAATAACTGCGTTAAAAGAAGCAGCTAATCCAGCACAACAAGCTGCCATTGCAATTAATATGAAGAAGAAAGGCAAAAAACCACATAACATGGAGGAAAGCGAAAAAAGAATGAGCCGGGCAGCCAAGGGATATGAAAAATATGGCAAGCAAGGTATGATGGCATTAGCAAAAGCAGGCCGTGATGGCGCTAGTGAAGAAGAACTTGATACAATCAGAGACAAGCACGACAAATATAATGAATCATGGAGTGCCAAGTATAAAAAATCAATCAACTGCTCTCACCCAAAAGGATTTAGTCAAAAGGCGCATTGTGCAGGCAAAAAGAAGCACAATGAATCTGTTGAAATGGAAATGACTTGCCCGGAATGTGGCATGTGCAAAACACATGGCAATCTTAATGAAATTAAGAAGGGCCAAAAAGATTCAAACGGCGTTACTAAATGTTGGCCTGGCTATCAAGCTAAAGGTACTAAAACTGGCAGAAGTGGCGGCCAAGTACGCAACTGTGTCAAAGTAGCCGAAGAAAGCAAAGATTCAGAAGTAAAAGAAGCAAAGAAGAAAACTTTGCGCAATACAAATCCTTGTTGGAAAGGATATCATCCAGTTGGAACTAAAGAAAAAAATGGCAGAACTGTTCCAAATTGTGTGCCAGTTGATGAATCTTATGAAAATGAACTCAGAAGGTTAATAAAAATATTGGAACAAAAATGAAACAATATCGAATAACTTCTGAAAATATTTTACAAGATTCGGAAGATGATGCACATCTATCACCAGATGATCCGATTCAAGAACTTAAAATAGCCAGCTACCTTGGAGGTCTGGGATCAGAAGCACGACTAGAAGAATACAGAGCTACCCAACTCAAAATAAATAATGCTGAAATTTCTATGTCTGGTCTAGAAAAACGTCAGTTTGAACGCAATAACAATATAAAACCAGGAGATCCAGAATGGTTTCAATTATGGTTTGGAAAAAATAAATGAGAGCACGAGAATTCATAAACGAAACCGATCACCATTCAGATTCTAAAAAACTGGATGCCAGTCAGGCAGCAGCACTAAAGGGCGGTATTAGTATGCCAGGCATAAGCATAAATAAACAAAACGGCAGTCCTTATGAACAATATAGATTCGGGCTAGCACTTGCAGGGGCTCCTGAATTTCCAACACAAGCAGCTGGCGCAATTGCAGGCGACCCACTACTTGCAACTTATACTGATGCAGAATTAGAAATCATCAATGCTGCTGCAAAAATGGTAGGAGCAGGACAAGTTAGAAGATTTACTAGCAATCGCAGTGAAGAATTAAGTAATACCAACACCGTTAGTCCAGTTGCTGACTGGATGAAAAACTCCAACTCAACTAAAAAGAAGAAATCATGAAAGAAAAACGACCAGAAGTATATGTGGACATGGACGGCGTATTGGCAGACTTTTTTGCCGAATACGCCAAACTGGCCGGTATCAAATCAGGCAATTATCGAGATATTCCACCGGCAAAAACTGATCCAACCTTGGATAAAATGATTGGTACAGATTTCTTTGCTAGATTGCCAAAATTTGCAAGTGCGGATCAACTTATCAAAATGGTTACCAAACTATATGGAAGCTATCATATATGTTCTAGTCCGCTGCGTGGTGATCATGAAAATTCAGAATATCAGAAAAAAATCTGGATTAAAAAGCACCTAAGTCCAGCACCAGCATCTATTATAATAACGCCAAATAAAGCAAAGTATGCTGTTCAAAAAGATGGCACTCCTAATATACTAATTGATGATCGTGGCAGCAATATTTCTGCATGGGAAGCCAAGGGCGGAATTGGTATCAAATATCAAGCGGACGAAGATGGCCTAGAAAAAATAGTTGATGGCATAGCAAGAGCACGAAAAATATTAAAAGGCGAATTAGAACATGTTCCTCAAGAGTTGCAATCTAAGAATCTCACAACTGGCAAATTAGTAGCTAAAAGTGGTCATAATGACGACCATGATGAAGAGACCAATGAAGATATTTCAAAAAATGTTCCTGAATATGATATTGAAAATTATGCAACATGGATTGTAAAAATGTCTAAAGAACCAGTTGCCATGGGAAAAATTACTGGCAATGGTAAAAAATTCGTAGCAGTTGCACAACACCGAAAAAATAAATCATTAGTTTATTATGGAATAGGAAATTCTCAAGGCGAAGCCAGAGAGAATGCATTTGACCAAATTCATAGATCAAATGAACGATCTGCAAATATTGATGATTTTAAAAATTTCAATATAGTTCTTAATACTCAATTCACACGAGAATATTATGATAAAGAGTCTGGTGGTTATCTCAAAGTAGATTTAATGGGCGGCAAACCTGTTTTACTCATGGCAAAACCACACGATTATAGTAAAAATAGCCATGAATTAAGAAAACTAGGATTTAGAGTTATTCATGACCGAGACACAACTGGCGAATCTACTAGATATAACTTTAATATAACACATAATGAAATGAAAAAATTAGGATTGATTCCAAACATGAGATATGGTCTTCATCAGGATCATAACGATTCACATGGAAATTCAGTTTTTATCATGGTTCCAGATACCAGAACATTAAGCAAAAATGATATGAAAAGAATGGCTGGACCAGGTTTAACTATAGGCGCATCAGAAAAAGATTCTACAGTCGAGGAGAATGATGAGATTAATCCACGATTTCAACAGAATCCAATAATGGCTAAAGAATCCGCAAGTTCAGGCGGCACTTCGGCAGGATCAGTTGCTAGTGCGCCCGCACAAGGCGGCGGCTGGTTATTTGGCGGTACAGTTGGTGCACCTAAATCAAAAAATAAAAAATCCAAGGTGTTAAAAAGATGAGCAAAACAAATAAAGTCAAAGTTCCCACAGTTAAGCCAAGAAATCCAGTTGCAGGTTCAATGCAGAAAAGTGGTGCTGGAACGCATAAAGACAAGAAAGCAGCAATGAAGCGCGGAGAAACAAAACATAAAAATACAGAGTATTTTGAAGACCTGAATCGGCGCCTAAACAAAAACTTAAAAGAATTTCAAGACAGGATGGCTGGCGTTGGAATGGGAGATTACAGACCCAGTGAAAACTTCAGCGGCGGTGGCGAATACAACGACGAAGTTGGAATGGTTAAAAATAACCTCATCACAATGGTACATGCTATTAAAGAATTATTGGAAATTCTAAAAACCAATGAAAATCTTCCTGAATGGGTGGAAGAAAAGATTTCAATATCAAAGAGTATGTTAATCACTGCTAAAGACTATATGCTAAGTCAACATGCAAGTGGAGAAATATACACAATGGAAGCTAAATCCGCCACTAAAGTTTTGAGAATTGGCGACGAATGGCAAGTTCATATTGATAATAAAATTGTAAGAATTCCCGCAGATGAAGCATCGTCTAGAGAAGAAGCAATTGAGCAGGCCAAGCATAATTTAGGCATCAACGAGGGATGGGGCAAAGCTCTCCTAGGCACTGCTGCATTAATTGCATCTATTACTGGAATTAATCATATGCAGGCACAGCATCTCATGCGCAGTGATCCACAACTAGCAAAACTTGCGCAGTTTCGTGAACGTGCAATAAAGTTGGGAGATGAGGAAAAAGTAAAAGAACTTGATCACAGAATTCAAGTCACATTAGATCATTTGAGAGTAACCGATGATGAAGTACGTGATGATTCTGGCAAACCAATTGATCCTGTTTATGAAGCAGATTCAACTCCGATTGGATATGAAGTAGTATGTAAGCCTACTGGTAAAGTTGTTGGTCGCGCTAAATCTAGACAACGTGCTAGAACAATTTTAGACAAAAAAGACAATGAATACGGTTCATATGCACACACAATACGTCCTGTTTATGAAGAACCTGTAAACGAATGGACACATGATTCTCTTGCTGCAAAGCTGTTTGAACAAGAACTTACTTATGAGGATCAACTAATGGGAAATTTAAATAGGAAATTAAAAAGATGAGTGATCTCACAGAAGCAGCAAAGGTTGCATTTTCATCAGAATTTGCGTTTTATTTAAAAGCACACAATTATCACTGGAATATTGAAAGCTCGGACTTTTTTGAATATCATGAATTATTTGGAAAAATCTATGAGGAAGTTTTAGATCATATTGATAATTTTGCAGAAAAAATCAGATCACTGGACGCATATGTTCCCGGTAGCTTTTCAAAATTTAGCGTTCTAAGTCAAATAGAAGACGAGAATGGTATTCCAGATCAAATTACAATGGTAAAGGTGCTACTAAATGATAGTGATCATATGGTCAAAATACTAAAGGTAGTTTACGACTTGGCTGAGCAAGAAGGCGAACATGGATTCTCCAATTTCCTTGCTGAAAGAATGGACGCTCATAGAACACATTCTTGGATGCTAAGAGCAAGTATAAAGCGATCAAATTCTTGACTTTCAACAATAAATCACATATAATGTTGGTCAAGGAGAAAAATAATGAGTAAAGTTTTTGGTAATGCAGAGCAAGCAAAGCTTAAGCAGTTAATTTCGGAAGGCGTTACCGTTTTACAGGAAATCGAAGACCTAACCAATGGTTTAAAAGACACGATCAAGGCAGTAGCTGAAGAATTAGAAATTAAGCCTGCACTAATCAAGCGAGCTATAAAAGTTGCACAAAATGGCAACTGGAGTGATGTCTACACTGACTTTGATACACTTGAATCGATTGTTAGCATAACCGGGCATGATAACCGAGATCAAATTTAATTAATATTTGAGCCGTGGTGTGATGAGCCATAAATCATTATGAAGATGGTTTTCCGGCCACAAGCGGAAAGAAAGAACTATAATGATAAAAGAACAAAGAGAATTTCTGTGCGAATCTTGCATAGACATAGATTACTGCTCAACGCGGTGCAAACTTCAAGAACAATTAGACGAAAATGTTGCTGACATTCGAGGAGAATCCGAATGAGCTATGTTGATGCAATTTGGAACAGAGACAACGATACCATACATGTTGTTGAACGTGATCCAAAAATAGGCAGAGTTTATCGTGATTATCCTGCAAAATATGTTTTTTATTATCCAGATCAAAAGGGAAAATATAAAAGTATTTTTGATGAACCATTAGCAAAAGTACAATGCAAAACGTGGAAAGAGTTCATCAAAGAACAAAAGATTCACGGCAGTCATAAACTCTACGAAAGCGACATGAACGCTGTTTTTCGATGCCTCGAAGAAAACTATCTAGGAAAAGATGAGCCAAAACTAAATGTGGCCTTTTACGATATTGAGGTAGACTTTGATCCAGAAAGAGGATACGCAAGTCCCGAAGACGCATTCATGCCCATCACCGCTATATCAGTACATCTACAATGGCTAGACACGCTTGTATGCCTTGCGCTTCCTCCAAAGACGCTGACAATGGATGCAGCAAATGAATTAATAAAAGATATTCCCAATACATTTCTATTTGACTCTGAAGCTGAAATGTTAGACACATTTCTTAACTTAATTGATGATGCTGATGTTATTAGCGGATGGAATTCTGAAGGGTTTGATATTCCGTATACCGTAAATAGAATAAGCAAGACATTAGGCAAAGAAGCAACAAAAAGATTATGCCTATGGAATCAATATCCAAAAAAAAGAGAATATGAGAAGTTTGGAAAATCTGCCGTAACATATGATTTTGTTGGCAGAGTCCACCTTGACAGCCTATCACTGTATAAAAAATACACATACGAAGAACGTCATTCATATCGACTAGATGCAATAGGCGAGGCAGAAATTGGTGAAAATAAAACAGTATATGAAGGCACACTTGATCAACTTTATAATAATGATTTTAGAACGTTCATCGAATATAACCGCCAAGATACTGCACTATTGGATAAACTGGATAAAAAGTTAAAATTCATAGACTTAGCATGTTCAATTGCGCATGAAAATACCGTTCTTCTTCAAACAACTATGGGCGCAGTGGCTGTCACTGAACAGGCAATTATAAATGAGGCGCATCGATATGGTCTAATAGTTCCAAGTCGATCTCGTAAAAATGACCGAGATGACACTCAAGCAGCAGGAGCTTATGTAGCTGTTCCTAAAAAAGGACTACATGAGTGGATTGGATCAATGGATATTAACTCGCTGTATCCATCAGCGATTCGCGCATTGAATATGGGTCCAGAAACTATCATCGGCCAATTGCGTCAGGATTATACTACTTCAGAAATTGAAGCAAAAATGGCCAAAGGCATGAGCTTTGCTGCGGCATGGGAAGGTAAATTTGGCAGCAACGAGTATGAATTTGTCATGAACCAAGATACCATGCATGACATTATAATTGACTGGGAAAATGGAAGCACTGTTATAACAAACGGTGCAGAAATATATCAATTAATTTTCAAAAGTAACAAACAGTGGATTCTTAGCGCAAACGGTACAATATTTACCTATGAAAAAGAAGGTATTATTCCAGGCCTACTAAAGCGTTGGTATGCAGAACGAAAAGAAATGCAGGCCAAACTAAAAGACGCAATCAAAGCTGAAAATCCAATTGAAGAAGAATATTGGGATAAACGCCAGTTGGTGAAAAAGATTAACCTAAATTCTCTCTATGGTGCAATTCTCAATGCGGGTTGCAGATTTTTTGACAAAAGAATTGGCCAAAGTACAACTCTATCTGGTCGAAGAATCACGCGACATATGGCGGCAAAAATAAATGAATTTATCACAGGTTCGTATGATCATGCTGGCACTAGTATAATATACGGTGACACTGATTCTGGGTATTTTACCGCATGGCCAACCCTAAAAAAAGAAGTTGAAAATGGATCAATTGTTTGGAACAAAGACACTGTAATACAACTGTATGATCAAATATCAGAAGAAGTAAACGTTACATTTCCACAAATGATGCTCGAACAATTTCATTGTCCAAAAACAAGAGGTGAAGTTATAAAAGCTGGACGAGAGATTGTTGCAGATCGTGCTCTTTTTATTACCAAGAAACGATATGCTGTTAGGTATTACGATAAAGAAGGCAAACGACAGGACAAAGATGGCAAGGACGGCAAAGTCAAGGCAATGGGTCTTGACCTAAAAAGAGCGGATACACCGAAATATGTTCAAGAATTTCTAATGAAAATCCTTGAAATGTTACTCGCAGGTTCAGACAAAAATAGCATAGTCAAAGAAATAATAGAATTCAAAGTTTGGATGTATGATCAACCAAGCTGGACAATGGGTTCGCCTAAGTCTGTTAACAAACTTGCGCACTATGAATCTCTAGAAGCAAACAGCAAGACCGGTAGAGCTAATATGCCAGGACATGCACGTGCCTCATTGAATTATAATTATCTTAGAAAATTAAATGGAGATAATTACAGCCAAAAAATCGTAGATGGATCTAAAATTGTTGTGTGTAAATTAAAAGAAAATCCACTTAGACTTACATCAATATCATATCCTGTTGACCAGTTAAGATTGCCAGAATGGTTCAAAGAATTACCATTTGATAACAACGGCATGATCGAGACGTTGGTTGATCAAAAATTGGAAAATCTATTAGGAGTCTTAAATTGGGACTTAAAGTCAGATATAAACACAAACAGTTCAATCAATGATTTATTCTCGTTTGAATAAATTTATTGACTTTTTAATAAATTTACGGTATAATTAATGAAATAAGGATAATAAAAATGAAAAATTTTCTACAAGATCTCATTCAACATACATACAGCCTAGGCATAATTGAACTTATAAAAGTAGAAAGTTCAACTACCGAGACCAAGATTTCTGCATATTCAGAAGATAGAAAAGTTATTGTTTCTGGAGTGTCCAAAGTTCCTATTGCTGAACTTCAAGGAACATTTGGTATGCCAAATCTTTCAAAGTTAAAGACAATTTTAAGTTTTGATGAATACGATAATAAGGCAAAAATAAACGTCATTCGTGAAGATAAGGGCGAAGAAAAGAATGTTCCTATAAGCATTCACTTTGAAACAGAAGTTGGCGATTTCGTCAACGATTATCGGCTCATGGCAAAATCAGTAATCGAAGACAAGATAAAAACAGTTATATTCAAGGGCGCAACATGGAATGTTGAACTTGTGCCTGCCATCACTAGTATTCAGAAAATGAAGAAACAAGCATCAGCAAACAATGAAGAACTGAACTTTGTTGCTCGCACTGATAAGGGTGATTTGAGATTTTATTTTGGCGATGTCGGTACAAATAACGGAAATTTTGTATTTCAAAGTAATGTAAATGGAGTTTTGACCAAATCTTGGAACTGGCCTGTAAAAGTTTTTATGGCAATCATGGATCTACCAGGTAATAAAGTTATCAAGTTCTCTGATGGCGGCGCTGTTGAAATTACAGTTGACAGCGGAATAGCAGACTACCGATACCTTCTTCCAGCGGAGGCAAAATAATACAATGACAGACAAATCATCAAAAATTACAGTTGAAGAATCAACTGAATACGAAAATTGTATTGGAAAAGTAGTTCCGTTAGAGGAACCAGAAAACACCGCAGATACACTATTCGAAGGATGGGACGAAGATGATGAAGCTGAATGGAAAAAACATTGGAAGGGAATGCCTGAATTTGTTCAGGAAGACAATGCTCCATATATGAAAATTTATGTCAGCTTTAGGAACGAAGATGACTATAACGCATTTGCAAAGCTAGTAGATCAAAATCTTTCTAAAAAGACTAAAAGCATTTGGTATCCAAAGCTTGATAGGTCTGCGAATTTCCTTAAGCGATGGATTGAAGAGTGAGTTCCAGTCTTTTTTTTACAACTAGGCCTATAACAGGCAGGGAAGGCAAGTCTGTGGTTGCTCATATGAGTATTCTTCGCAGCAATGGTACTAACGTTGACTACTTGTCATGTAAAAAAACAGATAAAACTAGTAAGTTTATTTCCAGCTACGCAAATATTCATATTAATAAAAATTTAAATATTTTTGGTGAATTTTATGAAAAAAATGCGATCAATATGTCAAATTGGAAAGAAGTTTATGATAGCATAGATATATCACCTCTGAGTGAATATAAAAATTTGTATATCATCGGAGGCGTCGATCTCTGGAGGTCAAATCTCACTCGCGGAAGTAAAAGAAATGGAGTATTTCCACTCGACAGGGGACAGCTAAAATGGCAATCATGTGGTGTTATATTGACAAACTTACTGGCTTTATTGAAGGCACATAGGACATATGATATTCCGTTACATGAATTAGCATTTGATCCAAATGAAATGTCATTAGATCTTGTTCACGAGGATTATGCTCCTAATAGTAATAACTACCATTTATATCATGGATATGATATAAAAGAGTATAATACTAAAAGACTAGACAGTCTTCAGTTTCACTTCAACAATAAAAATGATCTTTTTGAAGTCAAGGAAGAAAAGATATATGATCTAACATTTGGATACTCTGTACTTGAAAATAGCAAAAGAGACTATGCACTAGATTATGTAGATCAAATGTCTCCCTATTTTTCAAATACAAATATTTTTTGCAAGAACTATGTAACTGGCGAAGATAGTCTGGTTGATAGAGACACATATCTGGACTATATTAAGAAATCAAAATTTACACTTGTTCTTCCATCATATGATCAACACTGTTTTTCAATTTATCGATTTATAGAATCATTGCATAACAATTGTTTACCAATCATAAATGAAATGTGTAATATTTCTGATGTTCAAATTTCATTTGATGTTGATTTAACCCCGCTTATCATGTATGATAAGCCAAATGAGTCCAAGAGACTGGAAATGTTAGAATACTATAAACACAAATTTTTGACGGTTGAAAAAGGCTTTAGATGACAAATCCAAGATATCCCGTATATATTATAAGTAAAGGTCGCCATGAGTCAATGTTGACTTCAAGGTCGTTGTCTCGCATGAGAGTTCCTCATTATATTGCAATTGAGCCACAGGATGAAGAACTTTATGAATCTGCATTAGATATCTTTGGCATTCGTGAATATGTGACTTTATTGATTGCTCCTTTTAGTAATCATGGAGATGGTCCAGGGCGGGCTAGAAATTGGTGCTGGGATCACTCAATTGCTCTAGGAGCAGAACGTCACTGGGTCCTAGATGATAATATTGCAGATTTTTATCGCTTGTACAAGAATGAAAGAATTCGTGTAGAATCTGGTGCAATATTCCGAGCAGCAGAAGACTTTGTTGATAGGTACGAAAATGTGCCAATTGCAGGTTTTCAGTATAGATTCTTTATTGCACCAAATCAAAAATATCCTCCATACTCAAAGAATTGCCGCATTTATTCAACATTGCTTATCAAAAATGACTGTAAGCATCGTTGGCGTGGACGATACAACGAAGATACAGATATTTGCTTACGAGTCCTAAAAGACGGTGATTGTACTATTCAGTTTAATGCATTTTTACAAGGCAAAGCTGCAACACAAACGGTGTCTGGTGGCAACACTGCTGAATTTTATCACAAAGAAATAGGCCTGGATGAAAGCGGAGTAGCAATTACTAGTGAAAATCTTGAAATTAAAGAAAGATATAATGTTGCAGGAACAATTGCAAAATCACAGATGTTAGTTGATTTGCATCCCGACGTTGCAACAGTTGTATTCAGGTACGGAAGATGGCATCACCATGTAGATTATAGCTCATTTAAAAAAAATAACTTAATATTAAAATCAAATCTAATTTTACCAGAAAAATATGACAATTACGGCATGAAGCTAATCACCAATTATGATGAGTGGTGTGTCGAAAATAATATTACCAATAACAATCCAACAACAAACACACAAGAGGAAATATAATGCCAATTACTAATCAAACTGTTAACAATATCTTCAAGTCACTTGAGCAGTATCGCACATTTTGTCGTGATTTTGGATACAAGTTCAATGAACAGGATTTGTTTAATTACAAAAGTTTTTCATTCAAGCAGTATCAGCGATTCATCCAAGGCAAGGATGCAAAGAATCAATGGGAAGCTGACTTGGCAAGATTTAAAGGTGTAAAAACTTTTTCATGACACTTGTTGAATGGGTAATACATGTACACTAACTTATATTCAAATAGTCCACATATACACGTTAATGACAAACAATCTTCCAGTTATAATTTTTCACCAGTGTCTTTTCTTCCGAATGTAAGATATAATAGTGCGATCAATAAAATGGAAGCACTCGAAAATGGATCGTGGACTGCCATTCCTGAAAAACATTATGATATTCAGCTTTCTGCACATACTGATGCTCTTCTTAATTATGTAGCTAAACAAATGGCAGAAGAACAAAAAATAACAGAGTTGGCAAAAAACAATAATGCGGTCAGTATTGCCGTTGAAAATTTCAACCGTGCAAAGAGCCAGTTAAAAACAACAATTGCCCTGGTAGAAAACAACTCAATAGTATAAGGCATTTATAATGATCGGCGTAGACACGAAAATTGATGAGATTTTAAACATTCTTCAAGAAGAATGTGTTGAAGTCGTACAAGCAGTTTGCAAAATTCGAAGATTTGGGTTTGAAAGCTATCATCCATCAAGTAGTAAGGATAATAGGGAACACCTTGCGGAAGAGCTGGGTGACCTCCAGTGCATGATCAATTTATTAATTGCATCCAATACTGTATCAGCAGAAGAAGTAAACGATGCTTGTTTAAAGAAAATTGAAAAATTGAAAAAATGGTCAAATATATATGAGTGATTTATTATGTTTAAATTAATTAAAAATTGGTTATTAAGAAATTCGATTCATAAAACAGCAAAAGAGTATTCTGTTACATCAGAACCAGTTGATCCAAAAACCGCGGCAACTGCTAATGGTGAACCTTGGGTGTCGGTTTTAGAAACGCATGTTAATCCAGATAACCCTAGAAATGGATTTTTTGATATTGACTGGAACGAGCATTTCATAGTAATGTTACGAAGTCATGGATATACAGGAATAGCCGATGAAGAATTAGTAGATTCATGGTTCCAAGATCTTTGTAGAGAAATTGGCAACGAAGAAGGCGTAATGATGGATCGACGTTTTAGTGGATACATCAATGTAAATAATTTAGGCAACGGAAAATCAGAGGTTAGTTAATGACTTATATCATAGTAGATGCTGCAAACACATTTTTTCGGTCACGGCATGTAGTTCGGGGATCTGCTGATGAAAGGGTAGGCATGTGTCTCCACATCATGTTTGATTCAGTAAGAAAGGCATGGAGACAGTTTGAGGGTAAACATGTCATATTTTGCCTCGAGGGCAGAAGCTGGCGAAAGGATGTGTATGAACCATACAAACGAAACCGAAGTGCCGCTCGTGATGCACTTACTCCAAGAGAGGCGGAAGAAGACCAGTTATTTTGGGAAACTTTTGATACATTTAAGGAATTTCTAAAAGAAAAGACTAATTGTACCGTGTTGCAGCATTCTAATCTAGAAGCCGATGACTTAATCGCAGGATGGATTTCAACTCATCCTGATGATAATCATGTTATTATTTCAACTGATGGCGACTTCGCACAATTAATTGCACCCAATGTCAGGCAATACAACGGTATCATGGGAGTGACTATCACCCATGAGGGATATTTTGATGAAAAAAATAAGCCCATCAAAGATAAAAAAACTGGAGAGATTAAACCAGCTCCAGATCCCGAGTGGATGCTATTTGAAAAGTGCATGAGAGGTGATACTTCCGACAATGTATTCAGTGCGTATCCAGGCGTTCGCAAAAAAGGCACCAAGAATAAGGTAGGCCTAGAGGAAGCATTCGCTGATCGCAATTCTAAAGGGTGGGCATGGAACAATATTATGTTACAACGATGGGTAGATCATGAGGGCAAAGAGCACCGAGTTCTGGAAGATTATAATCGAAATGTTATTTTGTGTGATCTCAAGGCTCAGCCATCTGATATCAAACAGAAAATTCTAGATACGGTCGCTGACGAACTCAATAAAGAAAAAAATATCAGCCAGGTAGGCATAAGATTAATAAAGTTTTGTGCCCAACATGATTTAATAAAAATCAGCGAGCAAATTCAAAGCTATGCTGATCCATTAACAGCAAGGTATCATAAATGAATATTACTGCAAAAGTACTCATTCCTAACAAATCATGGCTAGTAAATGACGGCAGGAATAAAATAGCAACCCTCAACAGAGAAAATAGTGGTTACAGACTGGTCAGTAGTGGTCAGACATTTCAAGTGGATACATTAAATGAGATTAAAGAACGATTTGGTATAGTAATACCAGACGAAACAATCCAACAAGAATCTCAGACTTTGTCTCCGGAAAATGAAATATATGGATATCCCACTAAAGGTATACCCACTAATCCTCTTTGGGATGTCAAGAAGAAACTTCCTATTTTTACAAAAACTAGTAGAAGTAAATGTTTTTTTTGCGCAGGATACTATGCTGTTAAATTTTCCAAAATCTGGATCAGATCATTTTGTCCAAAACTGATCACAGTTTCTAGATATCCATATATTGGTCCGTTTAAGACTGAGGAAGAGGCAAAAAATATGATAAATTCATTAAACAGAGAAACAAACAATGAATAGTCTTAATACTCTACCTATCGAAATGTTCTTGGAAAAAGCTAGAATTGCGCGAAAAAGCGGTCAAAAAACACTAAATTTGCCGATAAATGAAGCAAATATGCTCGAAGAATCATTGGCAGTAGTAATGACTCGTTTAGCAGGAGAATTAGATGTAATTGCACTAAGATCGTCTGTACAAACAGAGGTCACTGTCAAAATGGACGGCGGCAATTTATAAATTTTGAATAAATAATAGCATATAACCGAGTGAGATATATGCAACCATGTCTAGACCAAAACCTAATGTAGTTTTAGAAATTACAAATAAAAAAACTTATAAGACTGAGCAAGTATTGGAAGCTGACGCTATTTGGGCAGTATTTTACAAAGGTAAACCGGTAAATTTAAAAACTACAAGTATGATTGCTCATCAATCAGGAACAAAATATAAAAAAGTATCCTTTTCAAATCAAGGACATGCATTTAATTTATCTGAGAAATTGAACAAAATGTTTAATTGCTCGGATTTTTCCGTTTATAAATTGATAAACGGTGAAAAGCAATAATATGGACATCAAGCGACACCTCACTCAGTTGGTGATCAATGAAAAAAACGAGCCCTCCGAGTCTTTTGATAAGTTATATAATTACATTTGGCAAAATCCCAGAAAAAAATCATCAGGTGGCTTACGACTTACGGAAGAGGGATATCAACTTCTTGTAAACGAATTGGATTTGAAATCCTACAGCATTGATTTTTGCAAAGAAACTACAATTACCAATCAAGTCATGATATGGTTGGATAAATTCATTGATAGTCCATATTATATTGATAAAAATTCAATAGTGGTTTTTAAAGAAAAAATGGCCGTTCAATTAATATTATTCAACGGCGATATACAAAAGTATGGAATTGCCAGAGCAATGGCTGAACAAGAAAAATAAACCTATTGACACTGCGCACTTAATCAGCTAGAATTATATCACAGCAAGACGCTGCATTCACAATAATTCATAGAGGTTTAAAATGGCAGATGTATCCAGTGTTAATCGCACCCAAAGTCCAAACGAGGCCAAGGCTGCAATCCGTAAGTGTTTTAAGGTAAATCGTCCTGTATTCATGTGGGGACCTCCTGGCATTGGCAAGTCAGATATCGTTCATCAGGTCGGTGCTGAAAATGGCCGAGAAGTCATTGACGTTCGACTTTCTTTGTGGGAACCAACTGACATCAAGGGCATTCCCTTTTATAATCCAGACAAGGGCGCAATGACATGGGCACCGCCTATTGAATTGCCTAGCGATCCTAATTCCACTGCTATTCTTTTTCTTGACGAACTCAACTCTGCTGCGCCTGCAACACAGGCAGCCGCATATCAGTTGATTCTAAATCGTCGAGTCGGTACATATCATCTGCCCAAGGGTGTTAGTATCATTGCCGCTGGCAATCGTGAAAGTGACAAGGGCGTTACTTATCGAATGCCTGCGCCACTTGCCAACCGATTCCTTCACCTTGAAATTAAGGTAAACCACGGTGATTGGCAAGAATGGGCAATTGCTAACAATGTTCATGAACAGGTAATCGGTTACATTGGATTTGCAAAGCAGGATCTGTACGACTTCGATCCTCGTAGTTCTAGTCGCTCATTTGCCACTCCTCGCTCTTGGTCGTTTGTTGCTGAACTCCTAGAAGACGATGATCTGCCAGAGAACACTCTCACGGACTTGGTATCAGGCGCTATCGGTGACGGACTTGCTGTCAAGTTTATGGCACATCGCAAGATTGCTAGCAAATTACCGAGGCCGGAATCGATTCTTAGTGGCGAAGTTACCGAGCTGAAGGTAAAAGAAATCTCCGCGATGTACTCATTGACCATCAGTATGTGCTATGAACTATTAGCAGCAAGTGAGCGAAATGAAAAAGACTGGAATAACCAAGCAGACAACTTTTTCAAGTTCATGATGAACAATTTTCCTACTGAGCTTAATGTCATGGGTGCAAAGGTTGCACTCACTCAGTACAATCTGCCTTTTGATGCTGCGAAACTCACGAGTTTTGATGAGTTTCATGAAAGGTACGGCAAGTACATCATCTCGTCAATGGAATAATACCGTTAAGGGGCTCGTATGGGCCCCTTGACATTTCAATATGTTAGTGTATAATGGTTGAATAACAATAGGAGTCTGCAATGTCTGTTATGAAGCAAGAAAAAATCAAGAAGCCAGAAAAGAAAGAATATTCTCGCGAAGAGCAGCACTCGGCGGTGGAAAAGTTAGTCACTGCACGAATTGGACTACTTCTCCGTCATCCATTTTTTGGAAACATGGCAACTCGATTAAAAATCGTTGATGCATCTGACTGGCTATCTACTTTAGCAACAGATGGTCGTCATTTTTATTACAATGTAGGATTTGTTAACAAGCTTAGTTCCAAAGAATGTAGCTTTGGTTTTGCACACGAAGTACTTCATAATGTATTTGATCATATGGGACGCCGTGAGAGCCGTGACAGAAAGCTTGCAAACATTGCAATGGATTATGCAGTTAATCAAATCTGCAAAGACGAAAAGATAGGCGAATTTCCAAAATTTATAAGCGTGTTTCAAGATAACAAGTATCGTGGATGGTCATTTGAACAAATCTATGAAGACATTTACGAAAAAGCTACTAAAATTGACATTAGTAGCCTTGGTGATCTTTTAGATGAGCACCTTGGCGGTGACGGAGATAACGATGGTCCTTCAATTTCGGAAGAAGATCGAAAGAAAATCCGTGACGAAATAAAAGAAGCAATGATTAGTGCAGCCCATGCGGCGGGCGCAGATAGTGTTCCAGCTAGTGTTGCAAGACTGATAAACGAGTTTACCGAGCCAAAAATCGACTGGCGTGAACTACTTCATATGAATATTCAAAGTATTCTTAAAAGCAATTTTAGCTTTTCGCGTGTAAACCGTAAAAGTCAGATGTGCGGAGCGGTTCTTCCTGGAATGATTAACGAAGAAACTATTGATGTAAGTTGCGCAATTGACATGAGTGGTTCTATCAGTGATCGACAGGCAACTGATTTTATTTCTGAGGTCAAGGGAATCATGGACGAATATACAGATTTTAAGTTAAATCTGTGGTGCTTTGATACCAAAGTTTATAACTATGCAGAGTTCACCGGAGACAATGCCTCTGACATTCTGACTTACAAAGTCAAGGGTGGTGGTGGCACTGACTTTGATGCTAACTTCAAGTTCATGAAAGACAACGATATTGAACCGAAGCGATTCATAATGTTCACAGATGGATATCCTTGCGGAAGCTGGGGCGATGAGAATTATTGTGAATCTATCTTTGTAATTCACGGAAGTGAAAACATAGTTCCGCCATTCGGGCAATATGCATATTATAAATAAAGTAGATATATAATGGCGTTAATACGTGATAATGCAAATGCATATAATATAACAGGTACAAGAAGACTGTCATATATTCCACTGCATTTTGCAAAAATGACACTGAAAGTATCTAGGGTAGATCCAGTTGATATCTGGATCTACCAAAATTTAGATAGCAGATATGCTATTGTTAAAAATTTACGAATAGATTCAAATAATAAGTTAGTTGAAATTCAAGAATTGGGGATCGAAGATCCAAAAGAACTAACTATATTGAGTCTATCGTGTCCATACTTAGACAAATAACACAGGAGATATAAATGTCTGATCAAAATACAACTGATGTAGCCGCAACCGATGCTACAACTACAACTCCAGAACTAACCATTCAGGATCTAGGTAACCTTCGTTCAATTATTGATGTTGCTGCCACTCGTGGTGCATTTCGTGCTGCTGAAATGGCAGCTATTGGCACCGCATTTAATAAGCTCAACGATTTCCTAAACGCTGTTGCTCCACCTCAGGAAAACGAAGATACAACTGCGCCAGCAGCCTAAGGAGAACCAACATGAAACACGTTGGTAAAATGAAAAACAACGGAGCAAAGATTGTAATTGCCTATCGTACAATACCAGGCGATCCGCACTCTGCTCTAGTTATAGGAACACAGGCGCTCATGGACTCTTATCACGACTCATTAATGAGTCTGATTGATTCAGAAACCGGACAACAAGCCGATGAACTTGCGGATGTTATGTCTGTTCGTCGGTTTCCAGATGGTTCAAACATGCTGCACTATGTTCACTCCAATGGATTAATGAAAAAAGTTCCTACCAATGGCGTATTGATTACTCCAGATAATAAAACATCAATACCACTTGATGAACTTAATAACATTATTGCTCAACAAAAAGGAGTTTCGCTCAATGAGTTAGCTATCAAGGATGGTTCAAATGCAACTATTCCAACACTAGTAGACTCGAATGAAACCGTTGTCAAAGATGCGGCATCTGATGAAACATTTGAAACATCTAGTATAACTTTGACTCCTGCCGAAATGCGTAGTCGTGCTGATGCACTCTATAAAGAAGCAGCGAAGTTGAGAAAGGCGGCCGACGAAGTGGATCCGCCCAAAAGTAAGAAAACAGCTACTAAAGACGCTGTTGAAACTATTTAAGCTCAATTAGAAAAGCCCTAGCCTAACTAGGGCTTTTCTATTATCTTATGCCCACGTTACTGTAATTTGAGAGCCGGGTGTTGTTCCAAACGGATTTGATGTAGGAGTCCACACCCAGGTGCCGCCGGTGGTATATGCGGCGCTTGCTCTAGAATATGAAGTACCGTTGATTGTCATTGTAGTCCATCCAGAGTTTGGTGCACCATTAATAATTAATGTAATTGTTTGTATTATAATACCACCAGTGTTGTCATTTACTCTTTCTAAGTAAGTAATTTGATCAATTGTTAATGGTTCCCATCCTGTGTACAATGCCGATGCAGTGCTATTAATATTACCGTAATTGTCTTTTAAATAACCACAGGTAGTAATAGTTTGGGGAGGAACACCTCCCCCAGGTCCAGGAATTCCGCCACCGCCTTGAATAAAGGTATAATTTACGCCAACTGCAACAATTTTACTATCAGTAGCTTGTGCAATTGCCCATATCTTAGGCAATCCATATACCCAATCAGTGCCATTCCATACTTTTGGATAGAGAAAAAATGGATTAATCCAAGAAGAACCATTCCATATTTTAGAAACTGCTGCCACGATTATTCTCCAGGAGGAGTTGGCCAAATAATGTTATTTGGATCTGTTTGAATCTGAGGAATATCTCTAAGAGCTTGTCTATATACTGCCCATTGAGAAGAAATATTATCTGGAACATCTTTGCTTTGAGTCCAGTCAGAACGAGACAATTTTTTATTCCTCAGCAATCTAATATTTCCCCACGTTAAATCAAGCATATATTCCACAACTTTTATTGTATTATTTTCAAATATAATTTGTTTATTTCCCAATGATTGCTGATTTAGAGCATCAATATAAGTTGAATACTCAATTTCTACTATATCATTAGGAAGATTGCCATAACCAACCCGGGTATCATAAAATCCGCTTGTCGATGGGCTGTAATAAATTGTCATATTAATAAGTTCCTATTGCAAGCCAGTCAACTGTTTCTGCATTATCATCGCTATAAACCCGATATTGGGTAGTGCTCACTATTGTTGCCCCAACTTTATTACCGTTGGTCGCGCCGCTGTTTCCAGTAGAACAAGTTCCATAAATGCGATATACAGCGCCCGTAAACGCTGTTGGAAAATTAAATGGACCACTTGAATCGTTGGCAAGAGCACTAGCAGATCCCCATTGTATTAAGATACCATTTGGTAATTTTGTCCATCCAGCGGTTCCTAGTGATTGACTATATCCAGTGCCTCCTGATATATCAAGCCACATATCACCCTGCGTTGGACTAGTCGGAGCAGTACTACTTACAGAAACTTTACTGCCACCTGTATAACCACTGGTAATATTTCGCAACGGTTTATAACCTGTAATATCCGCAGAATTGCCTGATATATTACCACTTACATCAGCCCCAGGAATGGTAGCAGTTGTAGTAAATGCAGTTGTTCCACTAGCTTTTAAATATCCAGCAGTAAATGTCGCTGCGCCTGAACCACCATTACCAACACCGAGTGTTCCAGTAGTATGTGTGGTTAATCCCACTTTGCCCCAAGTAGGCAAAGTATTAACGCCATTTGAAATAACAACATTACCTGAAGCAACTGATGCCAATTTACCAATGGTAGTCGGTGCACTAGCATATAACAAGTCACCTATACTATAACTAGTTAGACCTGTTCCGCCACTTACAACAGTTAATGTACCGCCCAATGATGCGGTCGCTCCAGTTATAGTAAATTTTAGTCCTAAGTTAGTAGCCGTAGTAATTGTAGCAGTAGTCAATACTCTATCGGCACTGTCATACAATGCATTTGCAGATAGAGAAGTTAATCCACTTACCGCACTGACCAAACCAACTCGTATTGTCCCAGAATTCACAACAGTCACATCAGTTTCATTTGTCGTTCCCAAAACTGCTTGAATTCCAGAAGCAGGAATATTCAATGTATCTGATGTCAAGCATTCGAATCCATTTGAATATACTGTATTACCGTAAACTGTTGCGGCAGTCAGACTATTAGTAATTCGAACAGAGTTAGGAAGACCAATCGTGACAGCTCCCTTTGATGGGCTTGCTGTTACCTCGTTAGCAGTTCCTGTGATTGAAGTAACGCCATAAGTTCCCAAAGTAGAGGATGTTAAATAATTTGCTCCATTAGAAAGTTGATTATTATTGGTTAAACTAGCGGCCGTCCAAACATTTGAGCCGTTGATTTGAATACTACTACTTGCTGAAATGGTCGCTACATTAAAAGTCGTAGCAGTTATTACCGTCGAAAAAATATTTGTGCTTGTTAAAAATGCAGCCGTGACCGTGTTTACATATAAATTACTGAATCTTCGACCAGTAGCAGTCGATCCAAGTGCAACTGGATAACTTGCGTTAGGTAGAATACCAAGAGAAGAAGATCCTTCAAGACTAATAACATTAGTATAAGTTCCTGCAATTCCATTGACATTTAACAACAGTCTCGATCCGCCAATTACACTTACATTTCCAACCGTTGAAGAAGTAACATGCATTTGAATAACTCTTTGATTGCCAACAGTTATTCCGGTATCATTGAGGGATGTTATTTGATAAGAAACTCCATTTTGAAGATCAAGAGCTTTTACAAAATTTGACGCCGATGAAATTGTTCCATTTGCATTTACCAAGGATAACGATGATGCAGCGGTACCCCAAAGTAAATACTTGCCGCCATTAGTGGACGTAGAACTTACTCCAGTGATAGGATCGGCGCCTCGAAGAGTTATGCCAGGATAAATTCTCGGAAATGATGCCGTGATGTCCTGATCGCCCCTAGGCTGAAAGATTGGACCATTTGATATAACTGTTGCAGTTGTACCAGAAACAGCTATCTTTACAATATTATAAGGCAAACTGTCGTTGCCTAGTATAGTAGTGGTAGGAAGTCCACCACCTTCACTACTTTGAAAATTAGGTATCGTAGTCGGACCAATTTTTATCCAGGTTGTACCATTATATGCATACAGTGAGTTGTCTGTATCAAAATGCAGATCACCTGCATTCATTCTCACTGGCGCAGTGGCGCCATAATTAATGACGCCCATAAACTTGAATCTGGAACCATCATACAGCTTTAGACGCTTATCAGATGTATCAAACCAAAGCTGTCCTACTACTGGTACCTTTGGTGATTTATTATTTGCAAAATTTTCTAATAATTTAACAAAATTTTCATTAACTTGTGTACCATAACCGGTATAATTTTTACCAACAAATGTGAGATCAGTGGTAGTATCCACTGTACCATCTTGTATGATTAAAAATTTTGATCCATTTGATTTGTATAGTGTATATGACATATTACTATTTATTTAAAGTTTTATAATTGGCATAAGCGCAACGTTCTTAGGCCTAGTCTCATTGCCACCGACTGCGCTTGTTCTGCCCTCAGTTGCGTCACTAACTCCATTTGTACCAATATTATAACTTGATCCAGATGATCCTCCAGAAGTGTTAGCAGAAGGTGCAGCTTCTGGATAAGATGACATATTATTATATGCACTATTACCGTCGGCAAACATATAATGACTATGTGATACAATATCATCAGATTGTGCAGATCCGAACGCTCGGCCAGAATCAACTCCTTTACCTGCATCATGTCCTCTTATGAATTGTCCCCTCAGATCTGGAACTCTAAATGTGTTACCAGAGCCACCGTATGTATATCCTATAGCATTGAACAAATTAAGATATCGACTATCAGTGGTAGAATAAGATCCTCCATTACAAATCACATAGCCGTTTGGCAATGCCTGCATGGCAACATAAAATACTGCTCCCGTTGGAACAGGAGGAATAGATGGCAACTGAGATAATAGGCGAGCAATGTAACTAACTATTGCTCGCTGAGTTGCAAGATTTGAATCAGAATTGGCAATCATAAAACTATCAGTATCAATTTTATTGATAGATGTTGAAAACCTGTCTATCAAAGTAGATACGGTTAGAGTACTAATTGTTGCAACGGTCGCGGTAACATTATTAAATGTTGAATTTCCTCCAGAAAGTCTAGTAATTGTTGCAGAAGGAGAATTAAGAGAATTTATAGTAGCATTTACAATTCCTGCAGAATTTACAGTTAAGTTGCCACCAATGGTTGCGGTATTTGCATTGAAATTAGAAATTGTTCCTGTCGGTGCCGTAAATATGCCACCAGTTGTTATATCATTGACCGATATATTGTTAAATGTGACCGAATTTGAAGTGTTTAAACTTTGATTATACGTAACTACTGAAATAGTTCCACTAGATGACACACTAATGCCATTGCCAACTTTGATTCCTCCAAGTACCACAGAAGATGCTGTATTCAATACATAAGTTGCTGTTAATGCAGAATATCCATTTATATACACGGCAGGAGCATTGATTGATCCAGTGGCAGTAATATTAACGGCATTGACACTTGTAGCAGTTAAAACGCCAATAGTAGCATTAGTGGCAGTAAATGTTCCAATAGTTCCAGTGGTTGAAATTAAGTTATTCGATCTAACATAGGTTGCGTACATCTTTAACCATTGATAATCTGTATTACCTAATTCATAGATTCCAGTAACAGATGGCAGTAAATGGCCAGTTAAAACGGGAGATCCTATAATTGATGTGATTCCAGAAATTGTTGAAACATACGCCGTATTAAATTTCTTATTTGACAGTCCAAGATTATTACTCAAATTTGAAAGTGGCGAAAATGTAGAATTAGCACTAAGTTGCCAAGCACCTGTTAATGTGCCTTGATTTGATGAGTTACCGGTTGACAGATTTGCAGCAAAAACATTATTAAATCTTGAAGATGCTGTGCCTATATTACTAGAAAGATCTGTGTTTGGCGAAATTACAGTCGCTGCGTCAATTTTCCAATCTCCGCCGACAGTACCGGTTGTTGCTCCACTATCAATGCGTTTTGTATAGACAGAATTGTACAAATAATCATTTGATCCCAAATCTATTATTGAAGACACCGAAGGTATTAATGTTGCACCATTAAAAATCAAAGAAGTAGTAGTTGTTTTAAACGAAATATCTGATGTTGTTTTTAATGTCAATGAATTTGCGGACGACTTCCAGCTTATACTAGATTCTTGTGAAGATCCAAAATAGAAAAAGTTTCCAGTATCTACACTCCAATCACCTTGTATATGCTCATCGATATTTCTACGAGGATATGATCGATCTAACTGCTCGTGTAATCCATGAAGGACAACGTCAGTTGATAGCGTGGAATACCTAGTAGAAGAACTATAATTTTTATAAGTCACGCCGCGATAAATTATAGGAAAACCAGCGACTGCATTAGTGGAGGTTTGCACGAAAGTGACATTGCTCTGGATGCTAATTACTTCGCCATTGATGATTGTTTGAATTACTGGCCGAGCAGTGCCTGAATTATCATTCATTGAACGCGAAGACATTTTGGTAGTAGCAAAGCCTTCTACCAATTCAGGGCCAATCAACGAAACATCGGATGCAGTACTAGTTACCAAGTACATCTGTTTGGTAACACTATTTACCCAAAAATCACCAGGTTGAGATGCTGCAAATGGAATTGCAGGACTTGAGGTTGCGTTGGTGAGTGTATCTCTAGCTGATGGACTATATATGGAAACAGCAAGTGGTCTCCACACCCTGCCATCGTATGCCAGGGGTCTACATATATTACTATTAGTATCAAACCATATTTGTCCCGTTATGGGACTTCTAGGTTGACCACCAACTGCACTAGACCTGGCAAAGTTTTCCAACATATGGAGAAAATTTTCATTCTGAGCATCGCCAAAGTTGGATACATTTCTACCAACCAGTGATATAGATGCATTATTCTTATCAATGATATTATCATTTAAAATTAAGAATAATTCATTATTACTCTTGTTTATAACGTAAGACATTTATTTCCCCTTACCATGGATTCAGGTCATCCACCCATAATGTATTTGATCCGCCGATATTAACAGGATAAGTTTGCCATGCATTTCCGGAAACAACATATCGCTTTATTGCGCGATTAACTACTAACTGAGCACCTGGGAAAGTTACATTTGCAACATATCCCGTACTATATGCAATTGCCTGTATCTCATTATTGGTACCATACTGAACAACTCCTGCAGGAGTAAATCCAATAGCATTACTCGCGGCTGTCAGTGATGTCGTGTTATATCTAGTCACTAGAATTCTAGCGATTGCATTATTAGGTATATTTGATCCATCCGGTGGCAAAAGCCTTCTCAACATATTAATAACAAAAGTATTCAGATTAGGATCTTCTGAACTATTAGCATAACCGGTTACATCAATATTCAGCGTGTACTGTCCCACTCTTGCTAAAGTAACTGCACTATCAACATATTCTTTAGTTGCAACGTGATCTGAAGAATCCGTTCCTGTTGGAGTAGCAACATTACTTAATTTATTTCCATCAAACTTGACACCATCTGAATTTCTACCTAGTATCAATGGTACATAATTAATAGTACCAATTGCAGAAGCTGATATATAAACTTGTCCTACACCCAACTGTTGAAGTTGTCCAAGATTAACTAATCCAGGCGCATCTGTTACTCCTATTCCAAGGGAAGTTTCACTCAGGACAATTTTATTATTAATTCTAAATGATTTGCCAGCAACAAGTTCAAGACTTTCTGATGACGTCCATGATCCAAATGTACCATTTGCGGAATTCCAAAGAAAAGTCTTATCAGTGTCTCCATGTAATATAATACCACCGCCATCTGCGAGATTGTTACTTGGCAATCCTGGTGGTGCCACATATGCAAGTTCTATAGCTTTATCATCGACCCTGAGATCAGTAGTTGTAACATAAGTTGAGTTTCCAGTGACATGAAGATTTCCCTGTATACCCACATTACCATTTACATGTAATTTATAGATAGGATTCGTAGTAAAGACACCTAGATTTCCTGAATCATTTCTATAATATAAACAACTTCCTGGTCCAGCTAGTAGATTGAAATCATCATTAGAACTAATTGCCATGGTGGCAACTTTAGGAGACGATCCCTCTGCTGTAAACTGAAAATCATTGTTCGTGCCAATTGACAGTCCTTCGTTGTTGAATATATCAATTGGACCATAGAGTAGTTGCAGAGACGAAGTAGATGAAGCTATAAAATCACCCGCATCAACACTGCCTAACCCATTTGAATTAGCAGATGTGCCGTTTAGTATAACATCTGATGAAAGATTAATTCCAGGAACTACGCTAGCAATACCCATAGTAGTTGCTAAACTTGTACTCAGAGAAAATGTTGAACTAGTTATCAAAGCAATTAATTTATCGTTTGAATAAAGGTTGGCAACGGTTCGAGTTCTAGATAAATTGTCAAGAATATCCTCTACCATTATTCCAGATTTTCCAGTGGCGGAATTATATCCTGGACCAACTAGAGTAAATCGTGTGCCATCCCAAAAATGCAACTGTTGTCTAACCGAATCTATCCAAAAGTCACCTTCGGCAAGTCCCTCAGGCGCAGTTGCTTGTATAGTGGGACTTCCAATAGGTTTAAAAAATTGTGAATTATTATAAACATATATTTTTTGATCTTCTGTATTAAACCAAATTTGACCCACAAGTGGACTTGTAGGTTCTGAGGTGTTTGCAAAATTCTCCATCAATCTAATAAAGTTATCATTAATGTCAGTACCATATGCATTGACATTTTTTCCAATCAATGTTAAACTAGTAGTGACACTATCCCTTTTTTGATCAGAAAGAGTTAATAGAACTTTGCCGTTAGATAGTTTTAATACATATGCCATAGGTTAATACTTCACAATATAGTTAATTGCGACTGCACTTGGTGCAATCAATCCGGTTAAATTTGGCAATTTTGGTACACCACCGGTATTGCCATATCGACCATTTATTACTGTTCTCAGTGCAGAGTATACAGTGGCGGTTGGTATCAGGCTACCATCACACCATAACCATCCAGCTGGAGCATTTGTTGATGTGCTTCCTGCATATGGCATCATTGTTCCTACTGGAACCAGACTGCCAAATGGAGTAGATGTCACTGTACCGGTATTATTATAATTGATATCTCGCAAGAAAGCACTTTTTGTTTGACTATTTAAAGTTTGAGTACCAGTGCTAAAAATCAATATCATATCAGTAGTACTAGTGACCGTCGTGATAGGTTTTCCTATAATTAGCGAGTTAGACGCGGTCACTGTTAATAAAACAGGATTGCCTGCACCTGAGAACGACACTGATGGAGCAGTCATGTCACCATTAACTGCAAAAACCGACGGACTAGTCAATGACGTGGCAGATGACACTCTTCCTACTATTGATCCAATTACCGTAAGATTTCCACCAACCCTAGCGCCTCCAGCTATAATAATAGAATCACTTGCAGTTGAATTTGTTACAATTTTTTGAAAAGATCCATTATAGGTTGCACTAATAGATCCATAAACACTGAGGGCGGTACTGCTACTATCAATACTTGGGGCATTGACTTGCACAGTCTTAGTAGAACCATCAATTACAAGTGTTGCAGCTCCTGCACCGGTGACCTCAAATGAGAATCTTCCCTGAGTCTCTTCATTTGAAAATACAGCATCATATTGATTTCTTCTACTCAAGGTAAAAGTGGGATTTGTGCCTATTCCTAGTGCTGTACCTCCTTGTTCAGAATCAACAGTGATATCAAGGCGTCTTGATATTTTCTGAGGTATATCATTTCTTAAAAAAGAATTTGCAGAAACATTTTCAATTGATGGAGAAGTTACTGCCAGATTGTATGAGGATTTTGCATTTCCATTTAATATAGAAGTTTCTGATAAGTTTACACCAGATTCAATTAAACTAAATCCGTCTATAGTAACATATGGAACAAAAGTGTCTTGTGATATAACACTAATAGCATTACCGTCAACATAATTAATTATAATTTCATGAGGATTTCCAGTAATATCGGTTACAGTTTCTGGATAACTTCCAGTAATTGTATTTGATGAAACATTTGGACCAACTAAAACAAATTCTCTTCCATTATAGATTTTCATTTGTTGATTAGCGGTATCTACCCAAATATCACCAATTTTAACACTTGATGGCTGTGTGGACTGTTGATAAACACCATTTACAGGCGACCAATTTGAACCGGTTGCACTTCCGTCATTTACTCTTAATTTCTTATTAGTAGGATCACTGGTATCAAACCAAATTTGTCCTTCAATTGGATTATTTGGAGGACTAGAACTTGAAAAATTTTCTAATAAATGTACTAGATTTGTTGCAATTGCTTGTCCATATCCAGGATAATTTCTACCAATGAGTTCAAGACTAGTTGCTTGAATATTTTTAGTACCGTCATTGATCAATATTGGATTGCTAGCCTTTACGGGATCTGAATAATAAATGGTATATGACATTATTATGCTCCGTTAGACAGACTTTGAATTCGCACAGTGTAATCAATTTGAACAAGGCGATTTAGGCTTTTTTGCACAGGATGAAAAATAACATGAGTCAATAGCATTCCAGTACCGTCTTCTTCGGGACTATATGCTCTAAGACCCAGTTCATCAAAAACAAAAGAACTATTCATATCAGTTGTATTGTCAAACGCCTGTTGGCCAGATGGCTCACCGTAGTCTAATAGACAACTTACTAAAATATCAGTATAAGCTGTTCCAGAAATATGTCTATATTCCATGAAATTTCTAGCGGGATCCAAATTTAAAACATTGTTTGTGTCAATATTTTTTATATATGTTTGATTGTATAAACTAGAAGATGTTCCAACAACATTGGGAGTCAAATAAGTTATAATACCAGTAGGATCAATTCTACTACCGCCATTTCCAAAACACATTTCTGAAATAAATCCTCGGCCTTGATTACTCATTGCCTGGGCCAGTCCAATTGAGAAATTTTCGTAATGGATGGCATTTCTTTTATTAATGTAAACCTCATTAGTCTTGGGATCAAAAATCTTAATATGTCCCTGAACACTCCATGCTCCTGATTCATTTGGAGCAGTTTCTACGACTACCGGCGTTGTTTTATTATGTTCGTTTTTCATAATTATATTTATCCAATCAATAATAAGGAAGATGAGTATTCTTTAACGTTTTGTAGATCATGCGATCTTATACTTATATGACCAAATCAATTATTTCATCACTGCCTTCTTGTAAAACATTGCCAATGTACCACTGTTTTGATGTTCTCTTAGTCACATCCAATCTTGCTCCAATTACCGGAACAAAGTTCAATGTCAATATATTAGTGGTCGTGGAAATATCATACTGAGATGTTAGAACAATGTCCGACAACTCAGATGAGTCATATGATTTATCAAAGTCATGTTTTATCGTTGATTGTCCTGGCTTCAACAACAAGCGTCCCTGATATCGAACTTCTACTTGATCGGTATAAGAAGCAGTATCATCAAAATAGAAGTTACTAAGATAATAATTAGTTGACAGAGTTGTAGAAGTGGAAAATGTCTGAGTCACATCAGTAAAACCTAATGTTTGCGCTGTTCCTTGATCTATTACTTCAGTTCCTGCCTTATGGACCCTTCTTGGCGAGGTTCCTAAAGTTCCTCTTCTAATCTGTGTTAATCGATTCTCATTGATCTCAAAGAATTCAATTCTTTCGCCATCTACCAAAATTACTCCAGGTCTATTTTCTAATTTATTTGGCGGAGATAATGAATGCGTATATGACACGGCTATATATGTAGACGTTGAATACAAGTTCTCTGCCAAGACTGCTGTATTTTTTCCTCTAAGAGCCTTATAATGAGTTCGTCCTAAGAGATCCCTGAATATTCTGTAACCAGAAAGAGTATTCACAAGATCAGCAAAACTAGTAATCACAACACTAATGTCCTGCGTCTGAGCGATCCTATTGTTAATTACAACGGTATATCCATCCGCATCAACTGTATAATCAACTCCCAGAGCCATTGGTTTCCCATTAACACTTACCCACACATATGCGGAATTCAACACAGGTCGTTGTAATCTATATTCACCGGTTGCGTGTCCAATAAATCGTTCTGTTCGGATAAAATTAGGATCATGGTTGGTAAAGGTAGTGATTCTAAACTCATCATAAGGCTGAGTTGAATATGTTAGAATTAACTTGTCATCCTGTACAAGATAATCATGATTTTTTTTCACAACTATCGCAATCACATCTCCATCAATCAATGAATTTTCGGCAAATTTAATAGTGTTTTTGTTTTGATTTAATTTCCAAATTCCAGCAACCGTGGAAATATCTCCGTTTATATAAACTTCAAGATCATTTAATGCAATAGTTCTACTCTTAAATGTATATGATTCGCTAATATTATAAACCAATTGTCCATTCATCACTTGGTAATAACTTGTTACAGGAGGATTCAATCGAAGACCATTGTTAGTAACAATTACCTGACTATGATATGGAGCCAATTTGCCCGGAGGATTAGTAAGTGAAATTACAGTGGTAGCTGTATATGCCACATATACTTGTTCAGTTATCTCGCTAATCGCTTTTATCGGCGCACTGAACAGATATGACTGTATTGTTCCTGCACTGAAGAAAGTAAATTCTGGATTATTTAAGTTATCCACTAAGCTATAATCAACTCCAAATATTGCCGGAATTCCATTAATTGTAACATATGTACTTGATCCAGCACTGCCTATTGCATCAAATAGTACTGGAGGCGAATATTTGCCACCTGGCGCAGAAAAAGTCTCAACATTATAATCTATTAAAGATATAGTTCCTGCATGAATCGATGTCAAGCTAAGAGCACCTAATCCAGGAGTTGTCGAAGTGAACCTAAAAGTATTATTGGTAAAATCTATCACATATTCATTTTTGTTCAATTTTCTATTATTAAACACTGCAATTACAGAATCAATATTAGTAGGTTTTAGACCTAGACTATAAGTGGAAGTGGATCCGTTCACTGTATACAATTTATTAACGATGTTAGGTTGTACCAAAGGAGATTGTGTATAAAGACTGATACCAACTGATTCCATAATCTGACCAGGAACACACTCTTCCGGAGCAGGACTATTATAAGAATTTAAGAAACCATCATCGATCATTCCTGTCATAAATCTAGTTGATGTTGAGCCACCATCTAATATTATTTCACTAGGAGTTAATCCTAGAGCGGTAGTGTATGCCATATTGCCGCCATTAATAACGGAGTCCAAGCTTCTTTCAATATCGTATATTTGCAATGTTCCATCACTATCAGAGTGCCTGAATTCAATTAGCGTACTCGTTGTCAGGAAAGCCGAAGAAGGAATGGTGATCACAGTCTGAGTGGTAGCCGAAACAGTTGTTGTGAACTCAGATTTTATCACTGCTCTTGCGTATGCTTGTATCGTGGATGGTCCAGTGATTGTAACTACTGGAGTAGAAGTGTATCCTCTGCCGCTATTTTGTAATTCTATACCAGTAATTTGGCCTAACACATTCAGTATTGCAGTGGCGGTTGCAGCAGTTCCACTGATAGAATTAGGCGAAGATATTGTCACTGTTGTCAATGAAGATACATAACCTGAACCTGACACAGTGACTTCTATATTGTCAATTGCTCCTGATCCTATTCCAATAATCGTAGGAACTATTGCAGATCCCGTGCCGTCAATTCTAGTCTTATTTAGGTAAACATTAACTCTTGTTCCAGTACTGATTATAGTATCGGTAAGAACAAATGTCTGTGTACTCGTAGAATTTGTTGAATATGAAATATAACCAGATTCTAAAGAATAATTATCCCATGACGTAGTCCCAAATGGCAACATATCCCAACCATTTGAAAAATCAAATGGCAAAGTTTCAATTGATAAACCATCATAGGTCACTCCCGACATCAACTGCTCGGGATCTTTTCCAGGCATACCAGCGGTTGGTTGATAATAGTATTCAATTCGATCTACAGCTGTGTAAAACGACAGATTTTTTAAATAACTAATTCTAATTCTATCAAATTTATTAGGAATATACTGTAATTTAAGAACAGCATATGATTTTGTATAGCTATTATTAAATTTTTCTTTTCGATATTCTATTGTATAACTATCATAAAGCTGTAAAGTATCGTTGACATATAGGTCTATATCTGCTTTGTTTAAAATAGGTACCCATGTTAAATCAAATGAGACTTGGTTATCAATAGCAACAAACGAGTCGGTCCATGTTGATGTGCCAATTTCTCGTTGACCAGTCACCCTATCAAACTTTAAGGCAACAGTGTTTGTTCTAACTGGACTTTTGCCTAGTCTAGCATACACCCTTGCAGGAGTTAGAGCACCATTTCCTCCTCCGTTGATAACAACAGTAGGCGCAACAGTGTATCCATTTCCAGGATTTGTCACAATGATATCGGTTATTTTTCCTAGCGCAACATATGCAATTGCAGTTGCGCCATATCCAGTATCATTTGCGGCGGCTATTATTGAAATAGTTGGCACTGCATTATAACCAGATCCACCATCAAATACAGTTATTGACTCTATGCCATGAGTGTGATTTTCAAACCATGATTTCCAAGGATACTGTAATAGTTTCTTATTTCCAAAATCAACATTAGTAAAATTAAATGTCAAAGTATTGTAATACACTGGTAAATCAAAGTCAGTGGTGAAACTTTGAGTAAATTCCGTACTGGTATATGCCTCTACAAATTTTCTAATTTTTGTATGATATGGTTTAATTTCTTTTAAGAAATTTTCATAATTTTTACTATTTTGTAATTTGTAGGAATGACGCTGATCTAAACTACCCAAATTATTTATTACTGAAATAAACGTAGTTTTGAATGCCCAGTCTAAATTTTTCTGCTCAGTCATTGCATATCGAACAGCTTTGAAGAAAAGCTGATTCCAATATATCTTTAAATTTCCTACGAATATATCATCTTTTAATGCTGTAACAGCATAAAAAATTTCTTTAGAAGGTGATTGATCGAATTGAGTTTGGTCAAATCCAGCACGTTGATCCCATGCATATAATGATCCCGATAGGTTCCATAGTGGTTCAAGGAATTGTATAGTGCCATTTTGAGAGTACACAATATTCCAATTATCATCGAATGTGCCGCCAGTGCCAGCGGTTCTTTCAAGTATCAAATATCTTCCGTCACCGCCATTTTCAACTTTAATGTAACTGCCGATGTCCAACGACTCCCATGCATCGAGTGCAAATGCCGAGGATATTTTTGCAGATATTTCCTTTCGGGAATTATAATTAGGACTCATCCAATCTATATATTTCCAGTACTGAGTAGTGTCATATTCCTGTGTTCTGGACTTGTTCCAACGCTGTCTCTCAACATCCCACTCATATACTGCCCACTTGCCGTTAACAGTGGAATCAGTCTGCACCACTACGGTAAAGGGTCTAACTGTAATCGTTGCATAAGTGTATTGACTACCAGGATTTATTATAGATACACGAACAACACCACCAGTTTCATCTATTCCATCCTTTTCAGGAACAATGATCTCTGCTCCCGTTCCGTCACCTGTAATCACAAGCGTCGGTGATACTCTATAATCTGATCCAGGATCAACAATTACAACTGATGAAATTTTACCATTTAAATCAATTATTGGTCTAATATCTGCTGATTTTATACTCTTGACGTTTACAAGCTCAAGTGCGTAAATGTCTTCAACTAGTAAATCATAAGATGCTGTTGATGGAATCTGATCTTTTGATTCCAGATTCCCAAAGTTAATTTTATCGGTAATCAATAAAGATGACAATATTGTATTACTGAATTCCATGATATTGCGCATTGCTTCTAGTGGATATTTGAAGAGACTCTGCTGTGGTCTAATTCCCAGTCCATATCTAACCTTTTCTGGCAAGTTAGGAAACGGCACTGCATTTCCTATTTCATCATGCCCTATTAAGCTATCTATCAATTTTTTTTCTAATAATGCGTTTGGCTTACTATTAGGATCATTTTCTTGCAATAATAGCCATTCGGTGTGCCTATTTGCAGAATTTCTGGTATAATCAAATGTAATATTAAGATTAACATTATTTGACATAAGAGCAGGCTTGATATTTGATATCATGGCCGATGTTGGACCTAGAATTGCTATTGATTTAATCCCTGAACCAACAGGATCAACTATTTGTGATGCAACACTAAATGCAGTAAGTTTCCTATTATGAACGTTGTCAGGAAGAATATTTTTGTTCTTTACCCAGTAATAGTATACATTACTAAACGAGTTTGAAACTGAATTATATACCTGTTTTACCGACATTACTGTATTTGTGGCAAATTTTGGCTGGCCGCTTATTCCTCGTGCCAATCCATCAGCAGTGTCTGCAAAAGTGCTCCACTCTATTGGCAAGAATTCCGACTTTACCCACTCATAAACGTCAATTGTACATCCAGGAAATAAACGATTCCAATTGTTTTTTCTATATTCCAACTCACCCTGTTCGTACCATACAAATTTTACATTAGAAAGATCCCACCACAATTCACCCACGTGCTCATCAAGCCAGTTAGAATTTGTATCAACATTTGTACTATCAATGCCAATACTGTAGATTGCAGGATCATAAGGTGTGATAAATTTTAATTCCTGCTTTGCTGTTGCCAAAATATCACCCTTAACTGGATCAATAATGTCAAGGTAATCTTTGACTTGTTGTGTATTTGAATCAATAGTTGATGCTTTTTTAACTAGTGTTAGATCGACCAGTGGTGAATTTTGTCTGAGAAGTTTCCATGCATTTACAGACACTTCTTTTCGATCATAGATGTAGACCTGACCTCGGCCTTGATTGTATGAACTCAACAGTGACGGTGCACCAACACAAATAGTCTTTGAAGTAACTGATAAACCTGATCCAAATGAGCTTCCCAAATTGACTGAGGATGAAGGCAATTCTTGCGCGTAAGTCCAAAATTCTCCATACTTGTAGTAAACATGAACTGTTCCAACATCATAAACTACATCATAAAAGGTGGTCGTTCCTGTATCAAAATCTGTAGTTGAATTCCTAACGGGACTTGTAGGATCATTCACATAAATTGTACCATATAATGAGTTTGCAATGGTACTTCCTAGTCTTGTTGAGTTTCTATCATAAGTTGTTGTACCAGAATATATACTATTCTTGGTCGAAATCACTAACTCAGTCTCAGTTTCATCCAATGCAATATCATACCCAAATTCCAATTTACCAAATTCAAATGGCGAATCCAGACGCTGATTGAATGAATAATTGGTACCTGTCCACATGAAAATATCGACTACACCTGTATTGTTTCCTCTAGCAGAATCATTATAATTTTGTGTACCAATAAACAAAAACTTTCCATCTTTTGTTAGTTTTATCGTTGATCCAAAATTATCAGATGCTCCAAAAGTAACTGGAAGTTCAGAGCTATCTCCTGATATTATTTTCAACTGCTCAAGTACATTGGTTGTAGAATTTTCACGATATACAAATACTGCACCGGTTGATCCCAATGTATTATTAATTCCTGGAGCAGTTACGGCAACAATACTATTATTCCAATTTGCCGCAATATTTGTACCAAAGTTACTTCCTGTAGAAATAGAAGGCGAAGTTCTACTAGAATATGTTACATTGACCGAAGTTGTTACACCAACAGTATAACGATAAATTGCACCTATGCCATTAGCATATCCAGGAGAGCCAACAATTAATTTTGATGTCTGAGTTGAATATGCCAATGATTTTCCAAATCGAGTGTTGTTTCCAGGATTAGGAGTTGTTATAACAGTTGCAGTCGTTTCCCTGCGTCCATTTTCATTGATTATGGATAGTTTTACAACTCCCTGGTTGACAAATTGATTAGAAATACCCGATGCAGGATTAACTACTGTATTTGTCAAGGTTGATTTCACGCTTGATGCACCGGATGCTCCTGCAATAACCAATGATATTCCTGAATCAAACGCAACTGCTTCTCCAAAGAAACTAGTTTCAGTTCCATCATAGTATGTAATATTATCTTTATTAATAGAATAGCTAAAATTAAATCGAGGATTACTATCGGCATTTCTAGTTAGAACGGAAATACGGCCAGTGTAACCGTAGATAGTCTCTTTGTAGGTAGGAGATGATACGATAATAGTGGTAGTATTGACATTCTGAACAATTTTATAACCATACTGTTGACTGGTAATATCAGGCGCCGGAGCAGATATAACACTGGTAACTGTTGTAAAATTATCAATTTTTTGATATACTGCCCAATTACCGTCGCCTTTATTATCGATCCACATTAGTTCACCGATACGTCGGTCAGTATCATATGATAAACTGTTGGTAGCTGACCAATTTAAATCTGACATTCTAGAGCTTTTAAATGTGTGTAATAATCCTCCTAGAAAATCAGGCAATACTGGCAATTCAAAAAGTACAGAGAATACTGTAAATTCGGTTGGACTGATAATTCGTGAAACTACATAACACCGATCAACATCAACTGCAATGCCTGTTATACTAACAATATCATTTGTATTGAGTAAATGTGGTCTGCTAGTAACAAAAGCAGTTTCCTGACCAGAAATATAGATTTCAGCAGCAATAATCTTAGTAGCAACTTTGGTATATCGTAATACATCCCAATCTCTACTCTCAGTATAACCTAGCCAAATAGCCGTTCCATCAGTGAGTGCTGCATTATTTGAAATATCTAAAATACTATTTTTATTAAAAGCAGTTAATGATATATCATCAAATCTAGGATATCCCGCAACAGGTATTTCAAAATCTGTGTACACAGTGGATGTAGTCAGAGTTGGGAACGCCTGTTCAATATCAAAATTGTCAGGCGAAATAATCACATCATTAATATCTTTGTAATAAATGGAGTCAGCAACATCAGTTGGTATTGTTTTGACAAAGCCAATAATCTGTGGATTTTCAATAAATTTTGTAGGGTCTAGGAGTGTTTCCAGTTCTTGATAAGTATTGAATCCACCATAATATCCAATGCGAAATGCCCACTCCTCGTTGAAATCTATACTTCCACTATCATTGATTAGGGTAGATTTGCTCAACTTAATCAAAGGATTTTTTGTACCCTTTTCACGAATATATCCCTGATAGAACTTATATTCCGCAACTGAATTGCCAATAATATTATTAAGATAAGGTCGTGGCAAGTAACCAATCAAATGCTGTGCCATGCGCTGTTGACCTGCATCAAAATTATCAATATCAAGACTATAAAAATCTTCAAATTGATTAATCTTGTAATCAAAGTTTGGATATAAAGTTGATTCCGGTTTACTACTCAAAAGGGTCCAACTAGTTAGATCAAAGGACTGACTGCCTTGTACTGACTTTGTGGCAGAATAATAATTGCCAGAAAAACGTACAACCTGACCAATTTCATAACTAGTAAATTTTTCCCAATCAACTATCGTTGCTCTATCAAATATAAATCCTGGACTAAAAAAGTCTCCATTCCAATTTTTAGTTCTGAATCCCTGAAGTTTTACTCTACGCTGACGATAACCTGTTTCAATATCATATATAACATCATTAAACAGACTATAATTGTTAAAAATTAATGCATGTTCTTTTTGAACAAGATTTAATTTGGCAAAATATATACCATCCGTGGTATTCACCGTTGATATTGTGAAGTTTCCATCCGATCGAATCAACGTAAATCTATTTTGTAGGAATGGTGATCCATCTGCTCTAAGCAAACTATACTCATAAAATTTATTGAGTATGTTATCAACTATTCCAGTATTTGAATAAAAGTTTAGTTTATTTGCAAACGGACTCAGAGTTATAACTGAATTGGTTGTCCAATTCTGAGTTGTCCAGAATAAAAATTCTTTAGCACTAAGTGTCCAATCAGAAATTTCACCTAAATCATTTATAAAGTCATCAAATATAAATCCATTAGATACAAGCCAACGCTCATAACCGATAATAAAATCATATACTTCTTGAATAGTTTCAAAGGTGGTCCCATAGGGAACATTCTTTGCAGTATCTGAAAATAACGAGCGAGTAGATACACTTATTCCACCGGTCATTGGCAAATAAGGAAGACTTTGATAATAAGACATCACGAAGTCTACACCACTATTGTGCTTCTGTTTTGACCGATAGTACCTGTCCATATAAAATACAATCTGATCAAGATCATATATAGTATTTGCCTGCCAATTTACAAAATTTTCGGATCTACCTCCAGAAACTTCAAGTCGGTCAGTTGCAACTGGTACTGGCTCAAATACTGTAAAGTATGGTTCATATTTGTCATAACCTCTAACAGAGAATCCCGTGAGAGTCTTTTGTACTATTATTCCAGAAATTCCCAAAGTCTGTATAGGTGAACTTTGATTAAAAAATATCTGATAGTCTTCAGATGGCAATAATACTCCAGGATATGGACTCGTAGGATCTATAGAGTCAATTGAGATTTGAAGTTTGTCTTTGCTTACAAATCCGCCTAATTTTACCATCAAATTATAGGTTATGTTGGACAAATCATTTTTTAAGGTGGTAAGATATTTTACGTCATTCATTAGTCCGCGTTCAATTACAAAAACACTATAACCAGAAGCAAGTACCCTAGTGCCGTTGACAACGTCACGATATAGAGAAACCTTTGACAAGTTTAAAAACTGATGACTTTTTCCATACTTATATTGATTAAACTTATTTGCTATCAACCTATCAGGATCAAACATAAAAGCTGCATAATCGGCCGGCTTAGTAAGCGCTGCAACAATTTGATAGATAAATGGCCAATAACTACTCTTTCTCCATGAGGTTTCGGCCGGACCTTGGTCTCCCACTATCCAATCACTGTCAATATTAATGCTTCTGATATTAATAATTCTTTTAGGATCACCAGGATTAATTATAGCAGTTGTTACCAGTCCAGTATCTGTTGGACTTAATAAATTACCACTATCATCAACTGGAATAAAATTAGACAATCCTGGTCTTGAATACAAAGAATGTGTTCCTGCGCGATCACCACTTGCAATCTTGCCAGATTCCAAGTCATTCCAAAGAATTGTATTTCCACGAGTATAAGGAGAAGGTCCATACTCGGTATTCCACCATTCAGGTTTTTCAGTAAATCCTAGCATTTCCCATGGATGAGTATGAGGACGATCAGTGTCATAGAAAAATTTATATATTGCTCGCCAGTGTCCTGGCATTCTACGCTTGTGTATTCCATCAATCATTCCAGAATAATTAAATGTAAACGTATCCAACTGATCAAATGTATTATTAGTTTGATAATCTACCCCAAAATTACCTGCCCACTTTAATATATCGGGAGTAATAATATCGGTAATCTCATTTATTGAATAGTCAGTTGTTCTAAATGCACCTGGAATAATTGAGTTTATGTCAATCAAATGTCTCTTATAATCTGTTTTTATATTATTATAAACACGAATTTCAAATTCTAATAAAACATCATCTCTATAGTCGCCAAATGCAAGAGTGATACTACCATCATGCCCCTGAATAACCAAACGAGGATCACCTACATATGTGTCATCATAGAATTTTGCTGGAGTATATTTAGGATAAAGACCCAATTTTGTAGGTGTAGGAGGAACAAAATTGCCTACAGTACTGGAATAGTCAGAAACTAAAATAATATCACCGGATGAAAGAGGAACTTTAATCGTAAAACTTGCAGAAAATCTATCAATAATATAATCTCTGCCACTGATCAATAACACATCATTCAAATATATCAAAATTGATCTTTCGCTCAGGACTGTATTATCAAAAATACTCTCCAAACTATAAATTTTGTTCCTTGAATCAGTGACTGTATATGATCTATCACTATGATTTTTGCCATAAGCAATCATATCTGAAAAATTATACGAAACTGAATTGTCTTTTACCAGATTTAGTGAGGATATTGCTAAATCTAGAATATCCCTGGGAAATAAATCGTAGGAATTTCTCAAATCAGTAATACTTCTAAGGAGATTGGATTTAAATTGATTATAATCTTGTGCAACCTGTCTTACAGAATCAATTATACTGTGTTGTTTTGTTCCTAAAAAGTAATGAGCAAAACTCACGGGATTGGAATGACTTACTAATTTAGATCCATATTTTCCAACATTTGATAAATCTCGCAAGTTTCCATTTCCTGGAAAAACTCCAATAAATTCAGGACTATTATAGGCAATTGTTCTGACGTGATCACTTAGTTCAGCATATGTAAAATTGCCAATAGGTCCATTTAATGGATTGTCGGTTAAATTACTAGGTATTTCATAATAACCATGATCATTAGAAGGTTTTTTAGTAAACAGTTTTATTAAAACTCTATCGTCCACTGAAAATGATTTTTCTACTACAACATATGCTCTATCTGAATCTCTTGCTATTCTAAAATCAATATAACGACGCTTTTTGACATCATTGACATATAGATCAATCTCAAGATCAGGTGTATAGCCAGGCTCGTCAATTGCAATAATTTGAACGTATATGATTTCTGAATCAATCACTTGATATTGAATAATTGGAATATGTAGTTCGGACTGTTCTGTCCACACATCTAAAAATGATTCTGTACCATCGGCGTATGTTATCTTTAGATAATTGCCAGCGACCATTCGATCTTCGATCTGATTATTGACCGATAATGCAAACGTATCCGTCATAAAATCATTATTGAACAGATAGTCGCCTTGATTTGCTATATTTTTATATTTTAATGGAAAATTTAAAATAGCATCTTTTGAATTATTGGTATCCACTGCGTAACTAAACACATTTGTTCCACGAAATGTGGAATTATATACGGCCTGGTCAGAAAAACTAATTCCATCATCGTCAAAAACATCAAACTTAGGAAATTGATTTAACGCAACACGCTGTTGAGAATATGTCCATTCAGTGCCGTTAAACCACCAATTTGTTCCCTTATATGTTTCGCCACGAAGAACTACCAATGAAGAATTGTACTCAGATACAGTATCCAGAGTTTCTACCAAGTCTACTACTTGTTTTCCGTTTACAGTAACAAAGTTAACTTCAAAAATCTTACCACGAGTTAAAGGATCTTTGTCTGCATTAAAAATTACTCTAAAACCAGGTTCAACCATTACTTGATCAATATAAAATCCAGGACTGTTTGCAAATGCCGAAAGAGCATCAACTGTAATTGTATCAATAAGATCAACTGTTTGTTTGGTAGTTGCACCAAAATTATAAAGTCTTAATCCAGAAACAAATTCAACAATAGGGCGCCTTGCTTGTTGAAGAGAAGAATATTCTGGTTGAACTCCGTTAGCAAGAGCAGTAGCTTTAATCACGTCAACATGGACCCATCGATTATATCGACTCCATGAATTTCTATCGGGACTTGCTCGGTTGATTGTAATATATTCAGGCAAAAGAGGAACATAACTAAAATCATCAAATGGATATTGATCAAATGGAGTAGCATCAAAGTTAACATTCAAATTAGTAGTAGATATACCAACAGTCTTTAGTTCGTTATAAGGAACAAGAGTGATATATGTGCCAACTCCCTCTACTATGAAATCATTTTCTGCATACTCTTCGGGCATAACATTGCCCACGAATCTAACTTTCATGCCATTTGAGAATTCTACCCCGCCAATAGACGAATAAGTCTTTTTGCCTATAATATCCGCAGAAACATCTAAGATCGAATTTTCTATTGCGCGCTTTACTACAATTTGTCCAACGCCGTAGAGATTTCCTTCTGGAAAATAAAATAAATTATCAGGAGTAGTGTCATCAATTGTTAAAATAAGTCTACCTTGTTTAACACCCTGATTGGTAGCTCCTCTATATAGACCAACTTCTCCAGGAACATATCCGGTTTTTATATAAAATGGATAGTCACTGTTAACATCAAATACATAGGTAGATCCTCTATATAAAGTTAACAAAGGAGATGTTGATAGACCATCTGGAGTAAAAATCAAACTTTTACCATCAACTGAATCGGTTACTGTGTAGGAACTAATAGTCGATGCTTGCTGGCCTGCAATTTCGATAGTGTCTGGACCATTTGGTAACCAATAGTATTGTCCATAATTAATAAATTTATCCCAATCTATACACGGATCATATGAGAACGATTTTGGCCTAAATAGTCTATCTAGGTTAGACACCTTAGCTCCATTAAATTTCAATTCATTAATTAAATCATCATATGTAGACGAATATGTTATATTCAAATTTGGATCTTTTATAACAAGAGACGGCTCTAATTGATAGCTATTTCTCAATGTGCCATTAGAATCGAGGTATATATCTTTTGCAGGATCATAATTTAAACTGAGCTTGCTTCCAACAAATCCGTCGAGACGTTCTAATTGTGGCTCTTGAATAAACTGATCAAGGGTACTCGCTAAAAATTTTGCATTTTTATCTGTTTTATGATATCCCGGCAACAGATCAACAGTCCTACGTACATTTGAAGGATTGTTTATATCCACTGGATTAATAAATTCTTTATTGGTCATTATTAATTGCTCACATTCGTATTGTTTATAATTGGGGAGATAGCGTTAATTTGATTTGAAGTAACAGCATCAATGATATCAATGTCATCGATTGTTGCTCCACTTATTAATATCTCATTTGACTGGCATGATATTTCAAACAAACTTCCAAATGGTAAACTAGGATTTTTAGGAGTTATGATAAAGTTAATGATATCAGGAGATACATATATCATCACAAATGCAGACAGTTCCGTAAAGTTAAAGGTTTGTCCAAAATTCCAATTGTCCAATCTAAAAAAAGTATCTATTGCATAAATTATTCTAGATTTTAGATAGTTATCACTTGTAATTCTTTCGGGATTGCGCACCGCTTTAAATGTTGCCTGTAAATTAGGCGAGGCTGTGCTACCAAATAATATTTTATAATTTGCAGGATGATATACCAATGTATCAGATATTGACTTTATAGGATCCAATGTTGCCGAAAAATCGTTTTCCAAGCTTTGACTAGTTGGCGCAGGTGGCATCATTCCACCATTTACTAGGTACTGACGGAATGCGGTGTCATAACTGGCCGTTAATACATAAACATCAATAATATTACTTTTACTAGGGTCAATTCGTCGTTCTTCACCACTATTGTGCATATAGTGAAATTTAATACCAGATCTACCAGGTCTAGCAAAATATGTGTTGTTTAATATAAAAGATCCCGAGGCATCATATTCTTGAATCACATCAATGTCGTAAAAATAGTAAAGTTTTCCTACAACTGGTGAATTGACTTCATCAGAGTTTTGGTACGAAGTTATCAAACTCTGGTCGCTCAATAATTCATATCTACTACCATCTGATAATATTTTAAAATAAACAAATTTATTACGAGTTTTATTAGGATCAACTATATCAATAAATGCATCAGGAGTATCTATTTGTCCGTCGTTATTGGCGTCATAAAAACTTACAATTACTTTTTTAGGTTCAATATATCCATCGGGTTCAATTATAGTACTTTCTATTTGCCAGCGATAGTCCATACTGAGTCCTAGTGTTGATGTTGATACATTTGAATTAACTGCCAATACATCAATCTGATCTTTAATTAATGTCCGAGTGACGTAGTCATAGTTGACATTATTATAATCAACAAAAAATGCAGTTTGATTAGCACTTTCAAATATATATTCCAATAGTCTATGAGTTACAGTATAACCCGTTCCATTCCACTCAAATGCAATCATCCAGCTAGAATCTTTTTGAGAATTTGTAACATCTTTTTGATAAATCAACGAAAATGCATTAACTAAATCCAGATTACTTTCTAGAATAACAAACCACTGCCTAGAAAGTCTATCAAAACTCAGTCCAAAGTTTCTTTGTACCATGCAAAGATTTGAAATTTGTGTTTCAAACGCATAATTAAAAACACTCACGAATGCCGGGATAACTTCTATCATCTTGGCAGAAGTAGGTATTTTTCCAGACAGGATAATTGGTCCCGTCCCATCGTTTAGTTTACCTTTGCCGGAATTTGCACCATCTCCAATAACTTGAATTACCTTGGACCAAATATATGTAGGTGTTCTATTAGGTTCAGATATAGTAGGAGGAGTTATATTAAATTTAATCAATGCTCCAGTGGTTATGTAAATGGCACTACTAGAGCCAAAATATCCAACCGGTACCGGAATAGAAGTCGAGGTATTACTTATGTAACCAGTTGTCTGATTAGGCAAATTGGTAACAGCCTCCCATGCGTATGTGAAGGATTCTAAATTAGGCCGAGAATAGTTTTCATAATAGAAGTTTCTAAAACTACCAGATGCAACAATTGGCTCAATTCTTTCTTTTATCACTGCGAATACTTGATTTCTAGTGGTAAACTTAAAAGTAAATGATACCTTTTTATTTTCTTTGTAGAGAATTCCATCATGTGCAAAAATGTCAGTGTTTGAATATCTACCACTAATGTCTGACAATTCAAAATACTTGGATATTCCACTAGAAACACGGTTGATACTGGTGACCTTCAGCACGTTATTACTGGCACTAAGAGGACCAATCGAATAATCTTCCGCTGTTATCATTCTATTTTGTAGATAATAATTTTGAGGAGCATTTGTTTTAATGTTATCAATTGTCTCCGAATTACTACTGTTTGACACTGTATTTTGAAGAGACAGGGTTAATGTTAATTGATGTGTTGCACCCATTTTGTTAGTATATGGAATATTAACATTGATACCAGACATCTGATCAGGAGTAATTGAATAATTCTGTCCGTTACTTTGCCTATAAAATACTATAAAGTCGCCTTTAGGCAAATTGCCAAAGCTACCGTCAGCAAAATTCAAATCTATCTGATCATTATTTCTACTAGTAACCGAGTATATCGTTCGTATGTTTTTAGAAATATTGTTATATACCACGTTGTTACCAACTAGTCCATCAACTCGTGTCCATAATGTATCATAAGATCCGTTTGTGCCCAATTGCCATAGCCAAACATCATCGTTATTGACACCATTTGCATTTATTCCAATAATTTCGTTTGGCACAGGCGTAGGCACACTGAATGCACTCGATGACATTGATCCCTGTCTAAAATAGACAAAGAATCCAGTATTAGCTGATCCAGTACCTTGATTGTCGTTTTGATACACCAATGAAAATGCCGAACCTAGACGAGGTGTTTGCTCATATATGTAATTTTTGCCAGTAAACTCAGCACCAGTGATTTCAAATGTCATCTGTGTTCCATTTATGGACTTTGATAGACTGTAAATTGAAAGATCATCTGATCGACTATTAAATCTATATTGTTCCGCACTAATGCCATTTAATGTAGCAGTATCATCAGGAAGTCCAAAGACTAATCCTGGAGTCATAGCAGAATTCATGATGTTAATAAATTGCTGATACCAATTATTATTAGAAGAATCATTCCATGCAACTACTTGATTTGCCAGATTAATACCGTTAGAATCTATGATATTATCAGTTGTTCTAATCGAAGTTATTTTCAATAAACCACTTGCCGGAATATTTCTCTTGGGATTATAGCTAATCAATTGAGCCAATCGAAGTACGCTATCTTTTCGTTGAGCAGTCTCTAGAAAATTTTCCCGAGCATTGAGATCAACTCGAAAGCTTAGATTTTGACCAACATACGCAATAAGATCAACCAATGCTATATATTCACTAGAATTTATATAGTCATTAAACTCTTCAGGATAAGTTTCCTGAAGATATGCAATCATAGTCCTACGAAGAGTATCAAAATCGTAGCTTTGAAAATCAGCATTACTAGAGTTTTGATAAAGTTTAGTCCAAGTCTCTGCAACGAGTAATTGTGCTTTAGTTGAGGGTATCATATGTTATATTTTCCTAGATAACATATTTATTGAATGGATTAACTATACATATTATTGTCGTGTTATATTTCCTGAATCTTTATTAAATCCAAGCTTGATGTCCTGTGTTAAATCTAGCTGCTTGTAATAAAGAGTTGCCTCCAATAGAAGTCCATATTCTGCTTCGGAAATATTGACTCTAGTAGGCACCACTCTAGGATCATAATTCAAAATATTAGTGATATCATCACTGATTCTCTGCTTAACATCATTTGTAAATGGTTCATAAATCATTTCCCAAATCATTGTACCAAATCCTGGATCCATGACTCTTTCACCTCTGCGAGTTTGAAAAATATTAATAATATCTTGTTGAATTAGATCAAAGTCATATATTTTACTAGACAATCGAGTGCTATCAGCGGTGCTAAAGCCTTTATAAAATTGACTTTTTTGCACACTTTGCTGATTGCTTATATTGTTAGGAGTTATTATGATGTTTTTATAAGGCATACATTATTTACTCTTAGGCTGATATCGTTCCGCCGCCCTGTTTATAATAGGTTTGAACGGCTGCTAGGGATTTTCCACCCTGATTATAGTTGTTACCTGGTAAACTTGCCCACACACTGGAAACTTTCCTAGTGGCATTAGCTATTCTTCCAGCTTTAACGTCATCCAGTGCTCCCTTCTGTTGAATCAATAAAACAGCAGCTTTATCCTGACTAGCTGGACTAAAATCCTTCAATGAAAGAGCCTTTTTTACAGAATCCCATGTACTAGCTAAAAATTGATATGCGCCTGCTGCTGTTGAAGTTATTGGTCTTCCTTTGACCGATGCTGTATTCTTAATTCTAGGATGATCTGCAAATCCACTAAATGTTTTACCGGTAAACATGGTATTATATCCATTTGCACCGCTTGTGCCCTCACATACCCTAATTGTCCACAAGAATGCCGCAATATTATCTTGCTCAACATTCCCAGTTTTAGTAGGAGGCGTTCCAACTGACGGTGGCACATTGTAGTTAACTGATTGATTTCCTCCACCAACACTAACATCTAGATTTCCTGGACTAAATTGATCAGGGTTAATATTTTCATGATGATCCCATGGCTCATGTGTTGGCGCTCGCTTCATAATAGTAATCACATCTGCGGCCTTGTATAACTCTGCGTTTGCCCATCCTTGAGTACTATCACGATTAGGCAAATTAAAGACGGTCAGTGGCGAAGCCGATGAGGCAGAGGATGGACCAGTTGCAGACGCAGCTGGAGCACCATTCATATCTATCATGCCAGCAGTTTCTTTATGATGTGAACTTGTAACATTTGAAGTACCAGAAGCACTGACTTTCCAGTCTCCTCCTGAACTCATATTAAACTCGCCACCAGCACCTTCATAAATTGAAGACGCTAAAATGTGAATATCTCCATCCGCGGTTTGATACAAAGACGATCCAGTACGTATATTCACATCGGATTCAAAAGTCAACTGGCCTCCTGCGGAAACATTCAATACATAATCTTTTGCAACATCCATATGATAAGTGCCGCCAACGGAGACATTCATGTTTCTTTTGCATTCTAGATTTATATCCCTGTCCGCTAGAAAATTAAAATCTTGTTGTGTATGGATACTAACACTATCCTCTGCATACATATCAATTTTGCCGTTGGATGTCAATTCTATCCAGGCAGTTCCTTTACTATTTCCGATATATATTAAATCTGAGCTATTGTGTAATAGAATTTGATGACCTGTTCTTGTTCGAATGCGTAATAATTCATTTTTTCCATCTCTGTCGCCATCATCCATGACAAGCTGATGTCCACCAAGTCTACTTACCGGCAATAAAATGGTTCCAGCGCCTGAAGTAAATCCTGCTGATTTAAGTGGAGAATTCACATCAATTGGTCCAGGAGTACTAATTCCAAATACCTGACTTGGAACTTCTCTTCTAGCACTACTAGAAGTAACTCCACGAACATCATCAACTAATAAACCCTGTTGAACTAATCTATCGGCAAATGGATGTATCGGCTTGGTAAACGTGTCTGGAGTAGGATTGGATAAATCACGAGTACTTTTTAGAAACTCTGCAACAGGAACATTTCTAGTATTGTATTGACGCAATTGATCATCTGTCATTGCTGAATACTGACTAGCTGCTATTCCCGGTACCATGTGATTTTGATACATATCTGGTATGCAACCAATCCAATAGCCCTGATTTATATCACCTGCAATGAAAACGACTAGAACCGTACATCCGATATCCGGTGGAACCATCCACATTCCATAAGATTTTTGAACATCATTAAAACTCGCAGAGTTATTACCTTCAAATTTACTAGATGTTGCTCCAAAAAATGGACTACAATATCTTACAATTATATTGGAAGATTCAGTTTCTGCCAAACCAGGAATAGCTTTTAATAATTGAACTTGTAGAGATCCCATGAATGTAGTATCTAAATGATTCGTAACTCTTGCAAGATATGGTCCTGGATTAATGTTCGACCTATCAGAAGAGCGTGTATCAATTGCCATATTAAGTACTTCCCTGGATATTATTGTTCTGTATTAATTTCACCAATGGACTCTGTGATTGTTTACTGCCAAGTGCGGATATTACAGTATTATCTAGAGATGAATTTACAGGAGTTGATCCCATTTGTAGAACTGATTTAATCGTTAGCGCGCCACTTTCTACCGAACCTAGTCCAACCGATGCTGGCATGACTCCTGATACAGCATTTTGTGCTCTAGATCCTACAGAATTAACAACTCCAACTGCTTCTCCGACTACATTATTGACTATACTATTTACTGTGCCTATATTATCTGATAATCCTTGAACTGCTCCAGAAATTTTATCAAGTCCTGATGAAAGACTTCCCACTGAGTTTGTAATTTTATTAATATCAGTAAGTGCAGGAAGATTGGTCAAATCATTTAATGTACCCGATATACTACCAAATGAATTTATAATACTCTTGAGCGCAGGATCAGGCAAAGGTTTAGGTGCAGAAACACTCGGCTGAGCTGGTGGCAAATTTGGTATGTTATCCTTGGTGATGAATTTAAACATTAGACCTTTATTTCCTAACGTTCCAAAATCAACGTTATCAGGAATCAAACTAGAAATCTTTTTCAATTCACCTGTAATCTGACTGCCAACTGGACCCAAAAGACCGGATATTTTGGATGTATCTATTCTCAATGAGTCTGCAATTGCAAGTGGATCGGATAAACTAGAGTTGAATGCTTTACTAATTGCATTCGTAACGTCTCCCACTGTATCATCAACCTTGCCAACCACACTGGATATACTTTTATTGACATCTGATACAATACTATTAGCTGAACCACCTGCCGCTGTTATCTGTGTAGCAACTGATGTTGCCAGTGCAGTGGAAGCATCGGTCTCATCTATACCTATAGTTCCACTAATCGACCTACTGACAGCTGTTATTGCAGAAGCGGATGGATTGGGTGAAACAATAGTTGAATTAAATAATTCCGCGGACACAGATATCTTTTTGTCAATATTGTCAATTCCACCACTTAGTTGGTTTGCCAATTCTCCAGCTTGGCCTGCAAGTCCTGAAAAATCGGATACCAAACTTTTGGAAAAATTTCCAACACTTCCAACTGCGTTAGAAAGTGCGGCTTCTGCATCGGTCGCAAAATTGATAAAGTTATCAACTGGATTTGGTAAACCTCTGGATAACATATTCAGTATTCCCAGGGAATCCTGCCGAATTCCAGTAGCCTGAACATCTGTTGGCTTGGTATCTTCTGTTTTTTGTTCTCCAGGTAAAGGCGAATTTTTTAGTGAATTAGGAAGAACTTCAGGTCCTCCAGGATCAGCCTGTCCGGGAATTCTTAAAATGTTCAGTTCTTGTGTAAATACTCCGCCTTTGAAAGTGCTTGTCAATGTATTTACCTTATACAATCCGCTAAATGGTAACAATGGACCAAATTCAATCAATCCGGCATTTCTACCTGTAGTTGAAATGTCAATTGGATTCCTATAATTGATCTGTATAAAAATGTCGCCTTGAGTAACAGCTGCCTGTCCATCTTCTTTAATCATTGTGGTACCGGTTTTACTATTATCCAATTTCAAATTTTCAGTAACACTACCACCACTAACTAGAAAATACGGATCACCTAAAATTTCCATATTTCCAGAAATCATAGAAACACTGTTTAACACAGCATCATGCATTCCCCTTGCAAGTCTCTGATATGGATCAGACAGTTTTTGTCCAGTCGCAGGAGATACCTGAGAGTTTGAGGTCCGGTCTGATTGCATTTCAGCAGATGGAACAACATTTATAGGTTTGGAATCACTTTTTGAGTTGATTGATATAGCACTATCGGGTTGTTTAACCTCTACTGTATTATTCTTGGATGCAGCAGCGGGAGTTGAAGATACTGAAGATTTATTTCCAAGCATATTTGGAAGTGCTTCATAATATAACTTATCAAACTTTAATTCAAATTTTATTATATCTGTGTTTTTTCCAGAATATATATAATTGTATTCACGTTTTACCTGATATCGCACAGGAGACATATCTATTTTAGACTGTCCATAGCCGGGAACTTCTGTATATAACATCCTAAAGGGATTCAATACATACCGATAGATACTATAATATCTATTATTTTTAATATCAAATTCACCTCTATCTACTTCCATTCCAATGCTAAAATAAGTTATGTATGGATCTTTACTTTCTTTTGCTTTTTCTATTTGCGTTTGTAAAACATTAACTCTTACATATTCACTGTGTAATATAATTGCAGTAATACAGTCATTAATACTATGATTTGCACTAAATTTAAATTGTTGGGTTTTTGCACCGGTTTTTGGATCTGGTTGGTTTGTTGGCTGAGTTCCATCCGCCGTTTTTGCCACTCCTCCTTCTGGTTTTGCTCCAACATATCCTTTAGTTAGTGCAGGATCTGAAAAATTGAATATATTAAGATCTGACAATCCCTGATTCATTTTTTCCTTGATAATATCGTTTTGATAACTGTTTGATTCGCCATTAGAAGAAGTCACTCCTTGTCGTGGTGAATATAGCATCGCATTCATAACATCACTTGGTGAAGCGGCCGTTGCAAATTTAGGACAAGAAATTTCATAAATATCATGTTTAGGATCAGTTTCACCTTTTGTTTTTTTTGCATTGTTTTTTACAGATGTGTTTATTTCTTTAAAAAGATTACACAAAACTTCACCTACTGTACTTCCTCCTACAGAAAGATCGGTTAGTAGAATAGAGGCATTTCCAAATGCAAGTTGATTTGGCGGAGTTGCTTTACACCGATACTTGGTACCAGCTTCGGTAACAGTAACATCAATTGTAGTAATTTGAATAATAAAATACCGAGTACTTTTTGGTATAATTTCAGGTACAAGTTCATTAACCGGAATATCATCTCGGTAGCCAATAAATTCCACCTTTAGCGCAAAGATTGCGCCATTCATGTAAGTGTCATAACCGGCTGCAACCGCCGCAACCTGTAGTGCTTCAATAAATCCGTTCATACTATACGGTTCTTGTACTACAAAGTCAATTCCATGTGCTTGGGTTGAACCCGCTTCTTCTGAACCCGCTGTTACAATACTTTTAATTTCTACTTCATCTATGAATAGATCGAATCTTCCTGGACTGGATTTGTTAAACGAATCAATCAATTTTTTGTTCAATTCATCGTCAATGCCTTGTGTTCCTTTGCCCTTTGATGTCAACACAGTATATTTCTCTATACTTTGTTTTACCCTGTCTAGATCAACTGGAGAATTTGTAACATCCAGTGGCAAACATCCAATTGTAAAATTATAATTCCACGAATTGTATTGATTTAGAATGTTATTTTCTGAAGCGAGTGTAAATTTTTCAGGAATAGGATTACCGGCTGCTTGTGTACTCGTAGATGCAGAGGCAGAGGCCGTTTTTCGTGAAGTATTTGGTTTTCCAGTATCAACATGAAGATGGTTAAAGTGGTTTCTTACCTTCCAAAATACACGATATCCCGCCGCTTGCAATTTTGATTGCAATTCATCAAATCTTGCGCTATATTCTTTATTATTCGCTTCAAAGCCTGCTCCATAAATATTTACATCATACGCTTGGTTAGAATAGTGTAGGGAATTGGCTACGTGTTTTCCTAGTTCTATTCCTCCGTCGTAACCCCTGTGTCCACTTACTTTATAACCCTGATCCTTGAGCCACTTGCCAAGTGCTTCAATATCGTTCTTTGGAGGATTTACAGATGCCATAATTTTAAATTCCCAAAGCCCTGTTTATAGCATCTTTTCTAGGAATAAAGATAGTCTGACCAGGAACAAAGTCAAAAATTGAATCTTTAATTACATCTTTATTCCTAACGGCAAATACCCACCAAAGTTGCGGATCGCCATACACATCTGATGCGAGTAAATCAGGCCTATGCAGATGTCTACTAGTCAAGGTATACTGAGAGTCACTTGCCAATGCAGGAATATCAATGAAATTTAAAATATCAAGAATTCC